GCATGTCCTCGGGGATGAAGTTCGTGCCGACAGCGAACGGGTGCAATTTCTTGTACTCGTCGGTGGCCTTCGCGTCCTTCAGCCAGTCGGCCCGCTCGGCATCGTCCATTTGCGGACCGTAGGCATTCATCCAGAACCGCAAGCCCTCGGCGTCTGGCGCTCGACCCAACACGCTTTGATACATGCGGTTGAGCTCTGCCTCGGTCGATCCCTTGATCCCATCGACGATTTGCGACACCGGCGCACCGCTGGCGGCTGCGTTCTGCCACCATTGGAGGCCCTCGGCATCCGGAGCGCGCCCCAGGTACTGCTGGTAGGCGCCATTGATCGCGGAGGTCGATGCGACGATTGGATTCTGGTTCGCCGACAGGATGGCCTTGGTCAGCCCATCCATCGCCTGCACCAGGGTCAGTCCGTTGGTATCGACGCCCTTGAGCACATCGATCTGCTGCTGCGCCGCCGCCAACATTTTGTTGAGCGAATCGAGCTGCTTCTGATCCACCGACAACGTGCTGTCTGCCATATCGCCCAGCGATGCGATGTCGTTCCTGGTCGAGTAGAAGTCTTTCAGGTAGTCCTGCTGCGTCGAGAACATACTTGAAGCGTCTTGCGACAGGATGCTGAACGACTTCTGCATCGAATCGGCTGACGGCAGCGGACCACCTGCCTGCGCGATTGCCAAGGCCGCCTTGACCTGTGCCTGTGCCGCTGCACGGTCAGCCGCCTCCGTACCCTGCGCCTTCATGCTGGAGAGCGTCGACTTGACCGCGTCCGACAGCGCTTTTTCTGCAGTGATGCGTGCGGTGAGTGCGTCGGTGGTCACCTTAGTCACGCGCTGCAGCACAGAGAATGCGTTGTCGACCCCGCCGAGCAGGGTTGATGCCGCATCTTTTTCAGCCTGGAGCGCCGAAACCCGGTCATACAGCGCCAGGTTGCTTGCGTCGATGGACGCCCGCTCCTTGTCGTGCAGCTGGATCGACGTCATGGTCAACTGGTCCAGCTTGTCCTGCAGCCCCTTCCGCTCGTCGGCAATCTCCTGCTCCGTCTTGGTCAGATCGACCGTAGCCGCATGGGTAGCAGCGAATGCGCTTTCCAGGCCCATCAGCGCGGCGTATTCCTTTTGCCCCGCATCCGTGGTCAGGTCGAGCCCCAGCACTACCTTCTTGAATGCTTCGCGCGTGGTGATGCCAGACAGTCCCAGCGCCGCCAGCTGGTCGTCGACAAACTTCGCCACTGGCGCCAGTTGCTCGGCTTGTGTCAGGAAGTCCTTCGCGAACGAGGCGGTATCGGATTGGAACTTGTCGATACCACCAGCCAGCGCGATCAGGTTCTCGCGCGCGCCGACGCTGGCAAATCCCACGGCGCCAAAGCTCATGCCAATGCTGCTCAGGCTTGCATCGAGCTTGGCGTAATCCGTGGCAATGCGAGTAACTGTTTCCGCATAACCCTCGCCAACCTTCTGAAACTTATCCAGGCCCGGCAAGGCCGCCTGCGCCATCTTGTCCATCGTGGACGAGATGACAGCATTTATCGCCTGCGTCAACGCGTCGCCACTCAGGCCTTTGAGCGACAGCTTCGTCGTGTCGATGGTGAGGTTGTCGAGCGCATTTGTTACCTGATCGCCGCAGACACCCAGGCTGGTGGCCGCGGTCTTGAGTGCGTCCTCGACGTCACTGAAAACCAGCCCAAACTGCGCCGTCAGATCGCTGCTAAGCCCTTGCGTCTGAACCGAGTTGCTCGTGCTTTTGGATAGGCCGAACCAGCTGGATTTCGTCGTATCGACGGAGGCGTACTGCTGATACCCGCTCCCTGCTTCCAAGTCACGGATCTTGCCTCCGAATTGCAGGCCCGAGTCAACGATGGTCTGTGTGGTTTTCCCCCAAAGGTTGTTGATGAACGAAGCAAGTTTGCCGCCGAGAATGGGGCCGGCGACGCCTTGCGTAACCTGCGTCATAACTGCCGAAATGGCGTCAGTAGGCTTGCCGATGTTGAGCTGGCCCTGTGCGATACCAAAATTGGAGCCATCCGTCAGGCCGGGCGCGCGAAACACAATGTTCGCCAGCCCGGTCATCGCAGTCTCGATGCTCTTCAGTGATGCGAGCATTCCCTTCGTGTAGACCAACTGCGCACTCGAATTTTCCGTCGCAAGCTCGATCGAGTGAGCGATCGAGTCGGACTTCGCATTGGAATCGCCAAACACGGTTCCTGTACCCTGGGCCTTCTGCACGTCAGCCGCAGACTGCCCGCCATGACCGCTCACGCCGCCGCTGATTGCAACGCCCAGGCCGGCCACAACTGCCGCCATCGCGGCCATGCGCGCAAAAGCCGAGTATGGATCGCCTTCACCCTGCGTCAGCACGGCATTGACGCCTTTCACGAGGCTCAGCGCCACTTCGGCTGCGTACAGGACCTGAGACGCCGCATGCATTGCCGCGTATCCCTTGGAGCCTTGCTCGAAGAAGCCTTGCGCGGCGTCGGCCATATCGCCATAGGATTTCAACTGCGCCTGAGATCCGTTCAACTGCGCGCGGTTGATGGCCTCGACCTTTTCGGGGTCATCATCGGAAAGTCTCTTCGCTGCCGCAAGCTCCTTCTGCGCCTTGAGTTGGCCGGACACGCCCTCCGCATAGGCCTTGAACATCTGGCCGATGGCCTTGCCGCCAGTGCCAAACGCATTGCTCAGGCTATCGGCGATGCTCGCGCCAGCGCGCTGCCAGTCCTGAATCGCTTGGTCGGCCGCCTTCTTGCTGAATAAGTCCGACTCCTGGGTAGCTGCCGCGGTAGCAACACGCGCGCGCGCCGCACGCATGTCCTCCAGGTACTTGAGAATTGCTTTTCCCTGCTCGATTTCTTTTTCGGTGGCATTGCCTCGTGCCTGCTCAGCGATGAACTGCTGTTGCGATGCGATTGCCAGATCAAGGCGCGCGACCGTTTCCCGCTCGATTGCGCTGCGCGACTTTTCGTGCGCTCCGTTCGATTGCTCCAGCTTTTCAGCTTCGCCGCGGAGGCCAGAGAGATACTTATTCATCGCATCCTGGCTTGCCTCTTCAACAGCCTTCTGGCGCAGGCGTTCACCCTCGTCGGCGACGATGATGTCCTGGTCGTACTTTTGGCGCGATGATTCTTGCTTGTAGAGGATGTCGTCGATGGCCTTTTTGTTGCGCTCGCGCTCCTCGTCGGTCGAGTTGTGATGCGCGCGCAGTGCGGCCAGCTCATCGGCATACATTTTCTGCTCGCTCAGGAAGGTCGTTGTCATTCCCTCTTTGCGATTCAGGAAATACTGATCGTCGCCCAGTTCGCCGGCCTTGTGCCGCATGTCGTCCAGCTTCATCGAGAAATCCACATAGGACTTGTCGATAGCTGATTCTTCCTGAATGCGGGCGAGCTTATTTTGCAGGCGCTGGCTGTCAGCCTGGTCGATCTTGGGCTTCGATTCGCGCCCCTCCGTGTCACGGAAGTGCGGCGTGCCCTGGTACACCTCTTTGGCGAGTTTGGCCTGCGCTGCCTGCTGGACTTCAATGCTCTTGCCGGCATTGGCAATCAGCAGCGCAGTCGCGCGGGCAGCGTAGTCCTGGTCGACCTTCAGGCGCTCGTCGGCATCCTTCTTTTGCTTGGCGAGCCGAGTTGCCTCACGCTCATCGGCCGCACGCTGGAAGCGGTCAAAATTACCGCTCAACTCAGCTTGATGCTTAACATAATCGGCATTCTCTTCAGCGAGCGCGGCTCGGCGCACTGATTCAATGCGCTGCACCTTGGCAAACGCATCTTTTTCAGCCATCCCGTTGCCGCTATCGCTGACGGCTTTCGATTGCGCGTCTGCGTCTGCATTGATCGCCTTGCGTGCATCCAGATGGCGGGCCCAGGCGTCGAACTTCTGGAATGTGGTGAATGCGTTGCTGACCTCGTTTGCGAGCGTGACAAACATCCGCGTGAGATCGTGGCCCCACTCAGCGAGCTGCCCATTTTTGGCGAGCTGGCTCACCTCTCCGTTCGCATCCTTGAGATTGTCGGTCAGGGCCATCACACCGATGGTCAGCACCTCATTGAAGGTCTCGCCGAACGTGGTTTTCAGATCACTGACATAGCGGCTCATCGACAGGATTTGCTTACTTGCCGTGCCCATCGCCGCCTCGTAAGTACCGGCGATGTCGGAGCCGCGTTCCATGACGGCATTCAGCCGAGCTTGCACGCGCTCGTTTTCAGTCAACTCCCGGGTAGATTTGCCGAGCTCTTGCGCCATCTGCTGGTAGGCCGATTGCAGATTGACGTTGATGCCGATATTCCGGAGGATCAGGACGTTCCCGCGCGAGATGCCATTGACCAGGCGCTCGAATGCCTCGGACGAATTGATGTTGCCGATAACGGCGGCATCTTGGGCAATGCGCGCCAGCTTGGATGCGTTCGTGAGATCAACGTGGGCCTGCACCAGCTTGATGGCGGAGTTGCGCGACTCGACCATCGTGATGCCCTGTGCGGCGATTGCTTCCGATGCCACGTCCATCTGAACTTTCGTGTAGCCGGCCGTTTTGCCGACGACACCCAGGACGACGCCGAGAGTCTCGTACCGCGCGGCCTGCATAGCGGAGTCCTTGACAACATCAGCGATCTTCAGGGCAGCATACCCAGCGGCCAACAGCTTGAGCGCGTCGGCGAGGACGTTCGTAGACTTGGCGGCATCGGCTTTTGCCTGCGCGGCGGCGCGCATCGCATCCTCGTGCGCCTTGACGGCAGCGATGGCTTCGCGCGTCTGTGCCGTTACACCAAGCTGCGCGGCCTGATAAGCCATAAGCTGGGATCTGCTCATGCCGATGGTCGCGGCCTGCTCCCTGAAGCGCTCGATCAGCTGCGTTTGGCCGATGGTCAACGCGGACGTGGAATTGCCCAGCACGGCATTGGCCTGCGCCGCGGCTTTCGCCTGGTCGGCCTGCGCCTGCATGATCTTGGCCGTGTCGCTCATCTGGCCGTTGCTGACGCGGATCTTCTGCTCAACGCGCGCGCTTGCCTCGCCCAGGGCGTCGAGCGCCTTGGTGCCCTCGACCACAGGACGGCTGTCCATTTCGATGCCGATACTCGCGAAATCCGTCATGGGCCGCCCAATAAAAAATGCCCGCATCAGCGGGCGGTGCTTCACTAAGCCGAGCGATCAATCTGCCGGCGCTGCTTCCTTGGCTTCGGTGTGATGCGTAACGAAGATGCTATCGATGCGCCTGATGACCTCGAGCTCGTAGGGATTGAGCCGGATCCCCTCCAGCTTTTGCCAGTCCACGATTTCACTCGACAGGCGACTGACGCCGAACCCGGCGTTCTGCCGCATTGAGCTCATGACCTGGAACCACTCCCATATGTGGCTAAGTTCGTGCGGGAATGGCTGCGGGGCCAACTGCTCAGGTGTTTGCCCGCTGGTGCGCTCTATGACTTCCAAGTGCTCGCGCAGGGTGCAGCCATCACCCTGCAACTCGGAAAGCTCTAGCTGTTGTCTTGCGTAGCTGCAGAGCTGGTCAGCGAGGCCGGCAAAAAATTATTGTCCTCGGCCATCGCGTACAGGATTTTCTCGACCCAGGTCGGCTTCTGCTTCAGGATGACCGGCACGAGCGCGGCGTCGAAGGGGCGCGCAACCTGCTTACCATCCGCATCCTTCTTGGTCCAGCCGAACCAATCGACCACGACAGCAGTCGCGCGGGCCGTATTTTGGCCGTCGACGATGTCGATGACCTTGGCGGCGCCGTCGTCGGTCTTCACGTCGATCGCCTTGTTGCGCTTGGCGGCGGCTTTCTGGTTCTCGATACGGACTGCACGCTCGGCCGCGCGCGCTTGCTCGCTGTTGCGGCTGACGATGCGGAAGCCCGACACGGCGTTGCCGTCATCGTCGAAGATCACGCCGACATCGAAGGTGATCGGCTTTTCGGCGTCGCCCAGGATGGCGTCCAGATCGTAGCTTGCTGCGGTAGTGGTTTGGGTCATGGTAGTGCCTTTCTTCGCGGGATAAAAAGTGCCGGTGCCCGCCGCCGCTTCCCCGCGAAGGAAAGACAGCGGCCGGTCCGTGCTCGGTGTTGGCTTGCGCCGTAAGGGTGTGTGGTCAGCCGATTAGGCGGCGCTATCCTGGATCGAGATGATGGTTTGGTCGGATGCTTGCGCCGGCCCGCCAGCGGCATTCAGTTGCGCCGTGAAGGGGTAAGTGCGCATGATTGCCTTCTCGCCATCGTCAGGCGCGTCGTCCGTCAGCTTGATGGCCGACAGGTTGATAGCGACGAAGCCGGAGCTGTTGGTCGTATCGGCAGCCATCACGGCGACCAGCGAGGTGACGGTCTCGTTGTCGTACAGCGAGGCGATGGTCGTGCTGTCGAACAGCGCCGAGAACGTGCCGGTCACTTCGATGCGGCCACGCGACATGTCCGGATTGAAGTTCGAGCCAACGACGGGTCCGATAGCATTCAGGTTGCCCTTGATGGTCATCGAGATGCTGGTGACGCCCGCCTGCGGAGCGCCGTTGACCAGCACAGCGCCGCGAACCGCTGTCAGAACCGGTGTAGCGGTTGCCGCCGTCGGCGAGGTCAGAACCTGCGTCGTGCCGCGGGTGCGCACGCCCAGGCCCTGCGATGCCAGCTTGATGGTCGCGTTGCCGCTGGCCGGCAGGCCAATATCGCATTGGCCGATACGCAGGTCCGGGAACAGCTCGCTCTTGCTGATGTCGCCATACCACTCTTCGACCGTGAACAGGGTATCGGTGTGGCCAGTCAGCGGCGCCATGGTCTTTTTCCCGATGACGGTCATCGTCGCGGTGGCGATTGGACCCTCAGCCACCAGTGCCGAGCTGTTGACGGTCAGGACGGTAGCAACGGTCGCCGTCAGCGACGTGATCAGCAGGTTGTTGTTGAGGTTGGCCGCGTTGAAAGCGCCGGCGGTAAGAGCGACCACATCACCCTGCTTCACGCCATCGGTCAGGTACGAACCGGTTCCGCGCGTGACGGTGTAGAGCGGGCCGGCGCCGGCAACGGTCAGCGATGCGGTCGTAGTGGTGGTGCCCGCGGTGAAGACCTTGCGCAGCAGACCGGCGAGCGGCGCGGCGTAGGTGCCGGGCGACAGCAGGCCATCGAAGTCCCACGAGGTCGACGCGGTGCCGAGGTTGACCCCGGTGGACTGCTGATGCTGCACGATCTCGTCGTTGGTGTAGGTGGCGCGCGACTTCTTGCCGATCGAGGTCTTGCGGCGCAGGACCTGCCCGCCTGCACCGGTTGCAGGGGAGCCGAGGCCGGTTTGGGCCTTCAGTACGGTAATTTTTTGGATGCCTTGTGCGACGGTCATTGAATGAGCCTTTCAAAATGAAAAAGGCCCGCCGCAGCGAGCCTGAAAATACCGCCGGAGCGGATCAAATAGAATTAGGTGAAAACGTCGGCGTGAAACGGAGCACGCACGACAACCTTCCAGCGGTCGCCCTCGACCGTGCCGTTCGGAATGGCTGGCGTCTTGTCGATCTGCACCGTCACGCCGCTATCGGTGAAACTGGCGCCGCGCTTGAAGACATCCCGGAGCAACGCGGCTTGCTCGGCCGCGTCCGCGGTGCCGGTGCCAGTCGGGTATTGCAGATTCACCTGCAGCACGCCGATCTCCTGGTAGAAGCCGTCGCCCATCGTCGGATTGGCTGGCGTGGCGAACATGACGAACACTTCCTGATACGGCACGCCTGCGACGGGCGAATACTCCTCGTTGCCATGCACCGTGTCGAGCGCGGGAGCGATCGCGGTCAGTGCGTTCTCGAACGCGTTCTGAATAGCCTGTTGGCTCATAGTGGGTATGCCTCGAATCCTGCCTTCATGTCGCCGCCGCCCGCCTTGACGCCGTTGACGGCGTTTTCGACGATGTTGTTCCATTCGACTACGGTCAGCGCGACTAGGCCGACTGGCGCCTGGCGGGACCAGCCTTCTTCGATGCGCTTGGCGTAGGGCAGCGGGTTATAGAGGTAATAAACCTTGCCCGCTCTCGCTGCTCCGATGACGCCTGCGTGCGCGGCCAGCGTTGCCGACCCATCCTTGTCGATTCTCCCGCTGTCGCCCGCAGTTGTTCTGTCGAATCCGGATCCATCAGAGGTTGGCGCATACTCAGCGACACTCCATGCCCCCCTGAATCTCCCACCCGCATAGCCCTTTGGAGCTGGCCGCTGCCAGTAGCTTGCATCGCCAACCGGAGAGCGCTGCACCAGCCGCCCATCGAGCGTCACCAGCGCGTAGCGCACCACCTTGTCGGCATCGCCCTTGGTCTTTTCGATCCAAGCGTTGATTTGCGCGGAGAAGGTCGCCATCAGAGTCCGGCGATCAGGTTGTACAACACGACCACTCCACCCGGCGACAGTGGATCGACGTTGCGCACGGTGTAGAGCTTCGTTCCGACCTGCGCCAGGTCGCCGTGCTTTGGTTCGACCAGCGCCGCGCCGGACTCGGACAGCGCCGAGATAATCAGCTTTCGGTCTCCGGCCGCAACCAGCGTTCCGGCCTGTGTCGTCGTGCCGACAGCGTGCGCCGATACTGCCGTATCCAGTCCCCAGGCATTGGCCTCGGTCGTGATGATCGGTACCGAGCCGTTCGCATACGTGCCCTTGGTCTTGCTGGTCAGGCGGATCAATTGCCCATCGGCGCGGAATGCTGCGTCGGCGTCGCGGGCGTCTTGTGCGTAGGTCATTCGAGCTCCAGCGTGTCGATACCGTTGCCGCAGTAGACATCGAACGCACATGCCACCTCGACGGCGCGCCGTGCATCGCATCCTAGGTGCATCGCAGCCATCGCATAGTCGCGACCCGAACCGCGCGCGAAGAATGGCGACTCGACGCGCTCAGGGAATGGATTGTTAGACGCGTACATGAAGACCTTGCTGTCGGCAGAGATCATCAGCGTACCCGCGCCATCTTCGTCATCACGGCGCGGATAAGTGTCAGGATTGCGAGAGCCATAGAACCAATTCAGCAGCTCGGCGGCGTGTGCACCCCCGCCTGAGAATGCTACAAGGCCGTCCGGCAAGCGATGGATTTTCGTCACAGTGGAAGCCATGCCGCCGCCCGTGGCGCGCTTATCGGCCGCAAGAGTGCGGCCATCCCACGCAATGCACGTCATGCTCGCTCCAGTCGAATACCCATGCCGCCCGATGCAAGCAACGGCTTCAGCAACATATCGATTGCCCGATAGCGCACATATTCCGGCGCGCCTGATGCGTACACCGTCTTGATCGGCCCGATCGTCTTCTCGGCCACGGTACGCTGCAGGTCTGGAGCCAGCTCCCCGGCGGCGGCGCGCAGGGCCATTTCCGCCGTCGCCTGGATGACCTGCTGCGGAATGGTGTTGAATGGCACGTAGTAAGGCATGCGCCCGAAGCCGACGTCATCGAGCTGCACCTCAAGCCGAGGCCAGTCGAGCGCTTGGTTCAGGCTTGCGCGCGCTCCCTTCCATTTGGTGCGGTACATCTGCAGCAAGTAGTCGGTTGCGCGACGCGCCGCCTGCTCCTTTTCCGTCACCGTAAGCGCAGCCCATTGAGCATTGCCGCGCGCCGCATGGTAGGCATCAATCTGCGCAACCGACGCGTAGCTCTCAGAATCAGCGCGAGCGCTTCCATCTTCCACGATCAGGCTCATTCGTTACTCTCGGGTGTTTGGCGCCCAGGATCGGCCAGCGGGCGCAATTGGCCTTGCCCAGCAAGCGGGAACCGGCGCGGCGGCGGCTCGTTTTGGCTAGTCTGCATGCGGTCTGCAACCGCTTCCGGCTGCGATGCGAGGGTGTGCGCCGCGAGAAGTTTGGCTGCGTCGATCATGCGGCTCTCCGGATGGTTATTGCGCTGGGTTTTGGTCCAGCAGGGCTTGCAGATCGGCTTTCTTGGCGTCGGCGTCGAAGGCGATGCCGCGCGCGGTCAGGGCTTCGCGCAGGGCCGCGATGCCGAGCGGCTTGGCGTCGGATTGTTCGGCGAGCTTGGCGGCCCATTCGGTCAGGCGGGTGCGCTCGGCCTCCTGCTCAGCAGCTTGCGAGTTCAGACTCTCGTGACGGGCGTCGAGGTCGGCGCGCATAGCCATCAGTTCGTCGTGGCGGCGCTCCAGCTCGGCGCGGGCCTCGTCCAAGTCCTTGGTGGTCAGCGTGCGGGGTTGCTCGGTCGGCACGTGGTCCAGGTCAGCGGGGTCGATCGCTTCGTGGTGGTCCAGATTGAAGTCGGCGCGGGCGATGACGACGAATGGGCCTTGCGATGCCTCGTCCGTCGATTTGATGCGGATGGTGTCCATATTACCTTTCGGTGCGACCCGGCTGCCGAAGCGCGCCGGGTCGGGTTACGGGATTAGCCCAGCAGCACGCCGCCCAGGTGCGGATTCGGTGCGGCCACGCCCCACGCGAGGTTGACCTCGTAGCGCACTTGGCGCTTCTGCTTGTACACAGCGAACTCGTAGGTGATGCCCGACACCGGATCGGTCACCAGCATCACGTCGTCGGCGTCGTCGCCACCGTCCGGCATGGCGGGAGCGCGGGTCGCCAGTTGAATCGCGGCACGGTGGAAGAACATGTTGCGGGTGCCGGCGGCAACCACGGTGATGCCGGTGGCGGCGGCGGGCAGCTGCTGCATCAGGCCGGGGGCTGCCAGTTTGATCGAGCCGCCGTCAGCCGAGCTAGCATCGCCCGACTCCAGCATGTACATGTTCGGGTCGCCAGCGAACTTGATGACGTCGCCAGCGAGGAACGAGCCAGTGCCGGCTGCGGCCAGGCCGATCACTTGCGCTCCGATTGCATAGCCGGCGTTGTTGGTGGTTGCGCCTGCGGCGGTGCCAACCGCGACGTTCTGCTTGACCTGGCCCGACGAATGGATGTCCCAGCCTTCGATCTGCGTGATGCGACCGGTGCGCAGCAGTTCGTCCGAGCCCGCTTCGTTGGTCTTGAACAGGCTGGACTGCTTGCCGCGGATGTTGGCGATCGCACCGGTACCCAGGACCATGTGCAGGTCCGACTCCGGGGCGCCGTTGTCGTCCAAGACCTTGCGGGTCTGCGCGAAATCCGACAGGTCGTCCTTGGTGCCGAACGGGATGGTGCCGGGGGTGCCGTAGGCGCGCGACATCTTGCTGTGCAGTGCGGCCAGGTCGGCCTCAACTTCGTTGGACAGGGTGCGCAGGGCCTGGGTGATGCGCTGCTCGTTGACGTTGCCCAGGGTGCCGGCATTCTGCAGGCCCTTGGTTTCTTCGCCCGTGATGCCGAACGGAACCGAGCGCGCCTTCGAGATCGTCATCTGGACATTGCCAACCGTCTGGTTCGGGGTGTCGGCGGCGTACGGCGCCGGGGTCAGGTCTTCAGCGGCCATTGCGCCGACGACCGGCGACATGACGACTTGATTCAGTGCTGCACGCTCAGCGGACGAGTCGCGCGAGACGGCGCGGATGAAGCCGACGCGCTCGCGGGCGATGACGTTCATCGAATTGTAGATGGTCGGGATGAGGCTGGTGAGAGTCAGGGTGCCCATGCTTTAAAGCCTTTCAGAAATAAAAAAGGCCCGCGTTCAGCGAGCCGGTCAGGATGATTTGAGTTTTCAGAACGTACAGGCTATCCAGCCCAAAGCACCCTGCCGACATCCATCAGCAAGGCATCAAAATAGCCCGTCGTAACGGGCCGGTGATTTGTTGATCGCGCGCTTAGTCGGTGACGACGGCACCGCCCTTGATTGCTTCGGCCTGGGCTTGCGGGGCCATTGCGAAGAACTGCGATCGCGGGATCTCTTTGCCGCCGCGACCGCCGCCACCGCCGCCCGATGCGCCGCCGCCCGATGCGCCCGAGCCCTTGAGGATGGAATCCTTGTGCGGGTACTGGTTCACCATGACCTGCAGTGCTTCTTCGAAGTCCGCATGGTTACCGTGGTTGGTCGCGGAGAAGATCGGGTTTCCAGCCTGGTCGAGCGGGACGAGTTTCCCGGATTCGACTTTGAAGCGGTCGCCGAAGAACTTCTGCGCCATGTCGGCCGGGATCGCGAGCTTGTCGGCGATGAATTTCGAGCTGGCGAACGAGCCGCCGATGATGTGGTTGTTCAGGTCGCCGGTCAGCTTGGCGTTTTGCTCGGTCAGCGCCTTTTCCTTCTCCTGCGCGGCGCGGGTCGCGGCAGCGACGGCTTCCTGCGCGGATTTGGCGGCAGCATCCTTGATCTCCTGGACCTTGCCGGCGGTGATGAGGTCACCGTCTTTGATGTTCTTCGCCAGCTCCAGCGCCTTGCGGGCGGCCTCGCCATCCTCGATGCCATCGAAGCCTTTCAGCTTGGCCTCTGCGGCCTCCTTGGCCTCGCGATGATTTTTACTCTCGCTGTTGAGTCGGGAAATGGTAGCGATCGTGTTGTCTGCGTCGAACGGCGCTTCACGGCCATCAGCGTAGACGAAGATCGGTTGTTTCTTTTCGGCGTCGATCACGATTGCGCCGTTGGCATCAGTTTTAAAAGGCATGGTTCATCTTCCCGGCCATCCGGCCATATGCTGAGCATTCCTGCTCGTTGCGCCCTAGTCCATCCGGCATTCGGGCAAAGAAAAAGGCCACCGGGTTGCCCTGGTGGCCTTCGTTGAAACTGCATTCTTAGTTACATGCAAGCGCTGTCGCGGGCGGATAAAGCCCTGCTATTTTGATCCTTTCGACCCCGCGCCTACATGTTCGGTCAATCCCTTCACCACAAAATGCGCCGGTACCTCACCCTGCGCGACCAGCTCGACATCGGTCACAGCCTGCCCATCAGGAAGCTTGACCTGCGCCCCACCCATGCCGAGCGCCTTGATGCGCGCCAGTTTGGCCGCGAGGTCATCGACCGTCAGGGGCGGGCCAGTCAGCAGGGATTTCGGGTCGAAGGTCATCCGCCGAGTGTACCCTACTGCGTGCACTTGGCCTGCAGATCGGTCAACCGGCGGGGCTGGCTACCTCCGCGAACTCCTCGTCCGCATCTTCCGCCACCACGTCGATTTCAGCCATCGCGGTCAGGCGAACCATCAGCAGCCCGCCCGGCTCCAGCGGCTCGAACTCGATCCGGGTGATGCCGGACAACTGCTCGTCGCCTGCGTAGATTTGGGTATTGGCTGCAGTGCCGTCGCTGACGATGCGCAGCCTTTTCTTGTCGCTCATGTCGTTCCTTTTGATCTTAGTTTGCGTACTTAGCCTTGATGTCCGCGAGCTTCAGCGGTCGCCCATCCATACTCACCAGGTCGCGCGGCGTAAGTTTCCCGGCCCTAAAGAGCTCCGCGCGCCCCTTGCCGAGCACTTCGTTCTGGTAGTCCTCGCCCTTCATCTTTAGGTACTCGGCAAAGGTCGTCTTGGCGGAAATCGACCCCGAGGACGACGCGCGCATGCCGGGATCCGGCTCGTCCATGTCGATGCCCATCTCGCGCAGGGTCTTCATCAGCGCGATTTCGCTAGATCGGCAGCTGAAGTGCCGCGGCACTCCGCCGTTGTACGGCAGGTCGTTGCCGTTAATCGGCTCGTAGTCGTGATCCCACTGGGCGCCACTGTACGCGATGCAGGCCAGGCTTGTATGGCCATCCAACGTCGATACCTGCATGATGCCGTTCGTGATGTCGCGGTTTAGCTCCATCGTCTTGCGCCGCGCCGCTGCTGCGACGGTCGCTACACTGGTCTGCACGACCGCCGCAGCATTCTTCCGTGCCAGCGGCATGATGCCTGGCGGCCCAACCCCGTCTGCCGGCGCCTTCGCAGTCACCTCCTGCCCGACGATGCGCTTGATGATCTGCGCATTCGTTTCGCCCTGCGCTGCGCCGATGCGGATTTCGTTCGCAAGCTTGAACTGCGTGTCTTGCGCCTGCCTGAGCCACCAGTTCTTTGCCGGTGAGCCTTGAATCAGAGCGTCGCTTGCCAGCGTCTTGAGGTAGTTCTCCGTCGGTAGCGCGACGCCCAGGCGGATTTCGATGGACGTTGCGACTGCCTCAGCACTCGCGGCGGCACGCGTTTCCGTGATCGCTGCGCGCAACTCAGCACTGGCCGGCAACTCAGCACCTGGCGTCATATCGACCACCTTGGCAAGCGCCGACTGCACGCCCAATGCCTCGACTTCCGCGACAGACGCCAGGTCCAGCTCCATCTGCGCCTTGCCGTAGTAGCTGGCAATTAGTTCGTTCGACTCGCGCAGCAGTGCGTTTTTGCCTGCCTTGCCGAGCATCGACAATTCAGGTGCGTTCGCCAGCAGGCTCACGATGTCGCGCTGCATCAGCACCATGACCGCCATCACGCGCGCCCTCGCCTCGGCTTCAGCGCGGAGCATGTCGACGTTCTGGGCCAGCAGCAGCTCCATCAGGAACTGCTCGAGCGCGCTCATGCTGCGGCCGGCATCGGCACGCTGAACTCAGGCGGCTCCTGCTCGATACGCGACTGGACATCAGCCCAAACTTTGTCAGGCGAGACAATGCCATACCGCTTCATTTCATCGAAGGCGTCTTCCTTCGACAGCATGCGCGCGTTCACCAGCTGCACCAGCGCAGTCACAAACGGGCCAGCCGTCTGCAGGATCGCATCGGACGAGAAATCATCGAAGATGTCGATGCTGCCGGCGTAATTCAACTTCATCCAGTCGTGCATGATGAACAGCGACTGATCGAGCGCATCCTCCAGTCCCTCGACCATCATCGAGAGCTGGCATTTCTGCTCGCTGTCCTCGATGGCGTTTTGCGTCGCGGTCGTGGAGACCTGCGTTTCCGCCAGCAGTTCGGCGCCCATCGCACGCATCTGGTTTTCGAGGTCTTGAAGGGATAGCCGGCCGGCTTCGATCGCCGCGCCGGTGTGCTCGACGTACTTGGCATCGGCACCGGTCGGCAGCATCATGGCCGACTTCGCGCCGATCGACACCTCATCACCATCGTTGACGCCGGTAATCGCCAGGATCGGCACGCGAGCGGTGTGCAGGATCGAAAATTGGTCGCTGGAACTCTGCCAATGTGCAACATTCAGGTCAGCCAGGTCCGTCAGCGGCGGAACCGCGGTCATGAAGCCAGCACGCTTCGTGTAGAACGTCACCAGGGGTACGTACTGGAGCGACATCGCGCCCTCGTCATGCAGGATCCATTCCTTCTTGTCGTTCTGACGGTAGGTCGCCCAGTGGCCCGGTGTGATCACGCGGACTTGTTCGATCTTGCGTGTGCCGAAATCGCCGTCGTCCTCCTCGACGCACTCCATGAGGCGCAGCATCGTGAGTACTTCAGCGCCGGCGCCAGTCTTGGCGCTTTTCCAGCCCAGCACCTGCTTGGGCGTGATGTGCACGAGGTAAGGACGAATCCCAGCCTTCGTCTCGTCTGCCTTGGTCGGATAAAGCAGCTTGCCGTCTTTGTCAGTGGTCGGCGGGCACTCCACGAGGACATGCGTGAGGCCATATTTCAAACCCGCCGTGAACACGTTGTGCGCGAAAACGTTCAGGTTATTGCCGCACTGGTCGATGTCCTGCAGCCAGGCTTCCTGCTCGGGCGCGATGTCTTTGCACGTCACCGGCTCGGCAAACGGTTTAGCCGCCATGTTCTCGACCGTGCGGCCTAGGCCATTGAACAACGTCGACGTCTTGATGCGATAGTCGTAGCTCTCACTGTCCTCGCGCGGGAACTTGGGTAAGTACTTCTCGCGCGCTGCACGCATGGCCTCGGTCCCGCCACAAAGTGTGTCGATCTTGTCCCATCCGCCGATCATCGCCTGCACTGCGGATGAGATGTCGTTGACCTTGGTTGCCATGTGCTTCCTGTTAAATGTTCAGTGTGCGTACGCCTGCGGTTCGCTTGACGATCGGCCAGCGCTTGACGATGAAGTAGCCGTTGGCATCGTTCGGGTGATCGTGTCCAGACTTCTTGTCCGGCGTGCCGTCCAACCCCCAAACCTGCTTCTCCAGCGCCTCGGTCGTCACAGGGCATAGGTCGGTGTTGATCTTGAATCGGCGCACGCCTTCATCATTCAAAATCATTGCGTTGTAGGCATTCACCCGATCTCGAACAGCCGGGTTTGCCGCATTCACCTCGATCTGAAACCCAGCTTTCCGCAGGATCGACAGATCAGATTCGCTTGCATCCTTGCTGCTCGTGTTCTGACCGGACGCGTCTGGGTAAATCTTGATCATGTGACCTTTATCCTTGAAGTCTTCCTTCAAGATCTTCGCCATCGCCGGGGTATCGCGCACGTTCATGCGCTCAGCCAGCGTTCGTGGCAGTCCGTCGCGCACCACGCTTATGCAGGCGGACATGCATTGGACGTTGAAGTCGAGGCCGACCATCAGCGCTTCGCCTGGCTGGATGACCTCATCCGTATGGTTCAGCTTGCGGTCGAAGTCTGGATAGACGCTGCCGCTCGTCAGGTTTGTGAACTGTCCTCGCAGGTATGCGGCGATCAACGCGGGTGGATACGACTCGTGCAGCGACGAGATGTAGTCACTCGGCAGGTTGGCTTCGTTATCGTATGTGCTGGCCTGTACGATGCCATAAAGCTCAGCCAACGCGGGCTTTTCGCGCACCGCCTTCACAAACTGCTGATAGACGAACTTGAAGCCCTCGGGCGTCGTCGTCACATCAATGCCATTCAACAGGCCGGGCACGTTGTAACGCATGCGGGCGATGATCTTTCGCCAGGCAGTCTGCGCCTTGACCAAGTTCATCACGTCCAGCTCGTCAACCAGGGCGTGCCCAATCTTGAAGCCGACAATCGTTTCTGGCTTTTCCATCGAGCGGCAGATGACCGTGCCGCGGTATTTCCGGCCCTCGTAGACCTCAACTTCGTGATCTGCGCTTTTCAGCTTCGTGCGCAGGCCCATCACATGTGCTACCTCCTCTATCGTTGGATAGAAGATGTCACGGATCTGCGGGTAGGTAGGCGCGAAGTAGCCCTGGTTGATGCCAGGCCACCGCCAGAAGTGCGCTGCGATCCCGGCGCAGCCGACGTAGGTCTTGCCGGACCCGAACCCAGCGACGTATGCCTTGAATTTGTGGGGGAGCTGCAGGAACTGCGCTTGCGGGATGTTTAGGACCGGGTTAATCGCCATCGCGTTTTCGCGCGTCTTGCACGCCGAACGTGATCATCACCGGTGTTGGCTCGTCGTCATCGGGCGTCACATCCTTATTCGCCTTCAGCAGGTTCAGACCGATTTCGCTCGATGCATTTGCCATCTTGGTCAACAGTCCGATTCGCTGCAGTGCCTCGATTGACTTCTCCGGCTCGGCGTCATCAACCTTCTCGACCTGTCCGTGAGCGATGCCCGACAAGCGGTGCGCGGTCATGGCGCCGTAATGGGCCGCATCCGCAAGGTTCTCGGAGATAGCACGCAGTCGATCGGCTAAAGTACGCGCCTTGATTTGCGAACCTAAAGGAAGCGCCTTAAAAGCAGACTCCGCTGCAACCAGTTGATTTGCAACGGTTTTTATTTGTTCATGCTGCGCACCAAAACGCTTGCGGATAGCAGCCTCGGAGACGCCGAACTCACGCCCTAGGGCACGGGCCTTTTCGCCATCCAGCAGGCGCTTTCCGATACTCTCCCACTGCTTTTCGGTGAGCTTGGATGTTCGACCCATAGCTACCTCTATCTAAATTCATCACCGCCCACCCCAAGCAGGGCCGCAGTAGCTGCGGAGGAGCCTCTTGGCCATGTTTCGCCGATGACTGCGCACGCTATTCGATGCCGCCGCTGGACGCGGTGGCGGTCTGTGCATGTCCCTCTATCAACGCTGCAAGGGATACTTCTGTCGCCTCCCAGCGAGTGGGTACTGACCGGCGCTCGACCGCGGAGCATCGCCCGCTAGCGGTGGCTCGCCAAGGTTCGTACGATCGGGACTGGGCTCGATGTCCGCCTGTACCGATGCCTGCTGTGCGACCTTCGGCACCTGCTCGGTCGCTTGTCTTGCCAGCATCTCCGCCTGGAGCCGGACCAATACGGTGGCGTCAATATTTTCCATCAGTCCACCACCGGTTTGACCCAGAGAGTCTTATCGAACTCATCGCCGTTGGCGCAGACGGTGTGCAGGGTAAGCGAGGCGTCGTCTGAGTACGGGCCACCGCTGGTCGTGGGACCAGAGAACTTGACCTTGACCAGCAGATTGCCAGGCGTTTGCACGGTTGGGCCGGAAAGCACGGTGATGCGGCCGTCGGAAGGGGCTGCCGTGCAGCTCTGTGCTGTCGTGTTATTCAGCGTAAGCTCGTTGGTCAGGTCCCACACATAGGTCCACTTGTTATCAGGGTCCTTGTCGACGTACCAGCGGTCTTTGACGGTGTCTTTGTATGGGGCGCGATTGATGGTCATTCGTAGCTCACTGTTCTGTTATTGCCTTCAAACGCGACCGTTCGCTGATTACCCTCGAACGCGATCGTGCGGTTATTTCCCTCAAATGCCACCACGCGGCCCGTTCCCTCGAAAGTGATCCATCGGTTCTTCGGGATCAGGCTCGCATCCATTGTTACGTCGGGCAGACTCGCCGCCGGGGGCGCCGCAGGCTGTGACTGGGCGTCAGCGCCGGTGGAGATCGGGGCGCCACCGATAGGATCGAAGCCAAGCATGGCCTCTCCTTATGCTGGCAAGCCGACAAAGCCTGCCGTCGGCGTACGGGACCAAGGCGCTGCGCCGAAGTTCATCAGAATTACTGAATTGTTCGCATTAGTCGTGACCATAGGGAACACTGCTACGCCCCCTGACCATGGGCTGTTGGCAGCGGGCATCGTGTACGAACCTTGCAGCGTGCCATTTTTGAACCAGGCGACCGACTTCGCGTCCATGTCGAGTTCGACGCTGATAACGTCGTTCGTGGTGTAGGTGGCCCAGGTGTTCGGCAATCCACCGTACATGTAACGGTTACCGCTGCTGCTATCGTAAGCAGTGCCAGCGCCAGATGGATCGTTGCCAACGAAATTGTTGGTCGGGCAGCTCGCATTGCCGACACCGATCATCACGCGGCCTGCGCCGGCCATCTTCGCTTCAAAGTAATATTTTCCGGACGTAACGCCGCGGCTCGCGCGCGCCGACTTGAAGCCCGCAGCGGTCCCGGTGACGGTCAGGCCGTCCGCCGATACCGTGATAGTGGAATCCTTGTCGGTCGCGCTCATGGTGGCGTAGGTGGTCGCGCCGCCTGCTGCATTGACCGCGTAAGTGCCAGAGGTGCCCGATACCTGCGTAGTACGGTCGCGCACGGAGATCGTGCGGCCCGCGCTGGCAGTTGCGGGCGTGACGCTGAACGAGAAGTTGCCGCCGCTGATCGTGGCCGTAGCAACTTGCGTCCACTGGCCTGCCGGGTCGTCGCTGAGGCGATAGTCGAGCGCGGTCGGGGTGCCGTTGGCGTAGGTGCCTGTTACGGCGAACGCCGTGCCGACCGTCTGCGTAGCCGGGGTGTTGACAGTGATGGCCTGCGCTGGCGCTCCCGCGTTGTTCGTGACGGCGATCGGGCCGAAGGCCACCACCTTGTTGCCGGCCGCATCCTGCAGGTCGTTCGTGCCGGTCGGCGTGTAAGTGATCGTCACGGTCTGGCCGTTCGTGTATGCCGTTGCCACGGTTACGGTGCAGGTATTGCCGCTGATGGCCACTCCGGAGACGCTGTTTGCGACTCCGCCCACGGTGAACGCCGCATTCGACGGCGCCGAGCCAGAAAGCGCCTCGTTGAACGTCATGACGATGTTCTTGGGCGCTGCATCGGCGATGGCGGCGGTCGGCGTGCCGGGCGGCGTGGTGTCGCCGCCGACCTGGGCGACGCTGTTAGTGATAGCGAAGGTTGCGGCGGTCGCCAGCGCGTTACCTGCCAGATCCTTGACCGGATTGGTCGCGGGCTTGGTGTACACGACGCTACGCGTTTCGCCGTACGTGAAGGCCTCGGCAACGGTCAGGGTGATGATGTTGCCGCTGATCGACACTGCGCTGATAGTATGGCCGGCAATGGTAAATGCCGACGCAGCCGGCGGCGACGTGGCGTCGAGCACTTCGCTCAGCGTGACAGCCACGGACGTCGGCGAGGCATTGGCCACGGTTGCGGCGACAATCACCGGCGGAGTCGCATCCACACCAACCGAGAGCTTCGCCTTCGCGACAGCCAAGCCCATGCGCTGGCCCATGATGCGAATACCGGGCGCAGTGTAGTGCACGCCGGCGGCCATGCCCGAGACGGACAGCACGAAGGCGCAGCGGTCGACCTCGGCGACTACCTGCTTGTGTGCCAAGTCGATGACGGCTTCGCGCGGCTCGGCGCTCATGCCCTCCGGCGTCATCTGCGAGATCACGAACCAGGACTTCGATGCACCGGTGATGCCGGAGCGGAAGCCGGCGATCATCGCCTTCAGGTTCATGGCGTATTGCCATTGCGGGATGTTGGCCAGCGCGTCGGCTTCGCCCTGGGCCCAGATAGTGCCGACGAAACGCGAATTCGGATACCAGGCCTGCGCTGCAGCGATGGCGAGGTTGCACTCGGAAATCGCGGTCGAGTAGCCTTGTCCGCCCGGGGAACCGGGTTGCCAGAAGTTCCCAACCAGGCCGGTCGAGCCGGCCGCCACCGGAACCAACAACACCTTGCGATTTTGCGGGACGGTCGACAGGTAGGCCTTGGCGAACCAGGTGGCCGGGCCGGTCTTTCCGGTGCGAACGCCGGTCATCATGTAGAGCGGATCTGCGCCGCTCAGGATCGTGTGCCGCGTCGGGTCGCCGAGAGGCGTAGACCACTGCCACACGCGCGGGTCGCCAATATCAATCAGCGGATCTGACGCCGGATTACCTTCCATGTTGGACTGGCCGGCGCACAGCACGATGTCGAAGCCGGCATCGTCGGGATTGAGCAGGCCAGCCGCCAGGGAGGCCATCGAAACGACGCAAAAGATGTCCTTTGAGCCAGTGGCGAACGTCACGGCGGCGCCATTGTTCGAGCTGGATTGCACCGCAACGCGCGTCAATGTGGCGGCGTCGGTCACGGTGTAAGTGCTTATTTCCCAGTTCGAGCCGTCCGTCACGCAGAACGGCGCCGTATCACCGACCGCCAGTTGACCGGCGCCGATCGCTCCTGCGACCGATTGAAAACCGGTGACAGCGGCGCCCAGGCTCACGGTAGCGGTACTGGTGGCAGTAGTGGTCTGTTTCAGTCGGTCGGCAAACTTCATGGCTCGGGAGGCCCTTAACTCAAGGTTCGTGTTCATCGAGCCGGCCAGCGATAAACGCCAGCAGCTCGTCGTCGGACTTACCGACTATGTCAGCAGGGAATAAGGCGATCGACCTGCGTTCGCCATTGATCGGAAAGATCAGAGCGCGAGGATCCGCCGCCCACTCGCGCATTTCGGCGAGCCAGGCGGCAGTGTCGGTGTTCACTCCCTCGGCCCCAGCAGCACGCGCACCATGTCAGCCAGCGAGTCTGAATACCTGCCGCAGCCATTGGCACGCAGCAGTTCCATTGCTTTTTGCGCATCAACCAACCGGCGGCACAGGCAGGTCAGCGCCACCGGATCGGCTTCCTTCGAGAGGATTGCCGGATGTTCACCTAGCACTGCGCGCACTATCTGATGGCGGTAGACGTCGTGCACGTGGGTCACGTCCGGCCCCTTCGAAATGACTGGAATCGTGCCAGCGCGCTCGCGCAGGATCTCGCCGGGGCCAAGCTGCGGCCGCATGCGCGAGACTGTGGGCTTGCCGTCGCGGCCGTACTGCAACACCTCCAGAACGCCTGGTCGAGTGACGACCTTGCCGTCCACCTCAACTCTCATCAGCGGCTGGACTCGCATCGTGCACCTCGTGGGTAGTTGAAGATCAGTCGACCGCAACATTGCCGCCACCAGGGCGCTCGAGCGTCTTCATCAATTCTTGCTGCAGGCGCCCGATTGCCCACACAATGCCAAGCGCCGCAACATCACGGCACGAGCCGTTCTCGGCGCGAAAGCCTTCGACCAGAACGCTGCCAGCGTCGACGCGCACGGCGCCAAACTCGGTCAGTCGAGCGGGAGAAGCATCAAGCATGTGCGCCTCAGGCCGGCGACAGCTTCGCGGCGCCAAACAGCAGCGCGTGCAGCACATCCAGCGGACGCGCCCACAGCGGGCAGTGCAGTTCCATGGCGCCGCCGATGCCATCATTGGTGATCTCGACCTTGACGGCGCGGGCGCGCATCCACCACTTGCGCAGCAGTGGATGGATGGCCTGGCTAGTTTGCATTTCGTGCATCGCGCACCTCGAATAAAAAGAGCCGCGAGCGCATCGAATGCGGCAGGCGGCGAAGTTCCCCGCCCTAGAGCAGAGACTGGAGACACTGAAAATACTTCGATAAAATAAACAAAAGTGCTTGCTTGTTTAAACGTTTTTGTTTATTATATCTACATCGACAACACAACAAGGGGGTGCAGTGAAACAGACTGAGTTTGTACGGTGGCTGAAGTCCCAAGGCGTAATCCTCAAGAACGGCACGAATCACTTGAAGGCTTACTACAAAGGAAAGCAGACATCCGTAGACCGGCACCCCGGTAAAGAGCTTGATGATCGCTACATCAAGACAGTCAAAAAACAACTCCGAATGAAATAAGGAGGCAGGCCCCGAAAGGGGTTTGCCGACTACTGCACCAAATTCAACTACGCAATGGAGTGCGCTATGAAATATCCAGCAAAATTCGAAGCCGGCGAAACCGGCGCCGTGATCGTTACGTTCAGGGACATCCCTGAAGCTATCGCCCAAGGCGATGATGAGGCCGATGCCCACACTGAGGGAGCGAGTGCCTTACTAACTGCGATGGACTTCTACTTCGAGGATCGCCGGCCGGTTCCAGCGCCGTCCGAGCCAATCGAGGGCGAGCGCCTCATCGAGCTTCCTCTGAGCGCTTCCGCCAAGGTCATGCTGCTCAATGAGATGCTGGCCCAGAAGGTCCGGCCGGTCGACCTTGCGCGCCTTATGGACCTGAAGCCTCAGGAGGTGAACCGCATCGTTGACCTCAACCACGCAACCAAGATCGACACGCTCGCGGCAGCCTTTAAGGCAATGGGTCGCGAACTTGACTTGGTTGTGCGATAGCGCGTATGGGTTGCGGTGACCGAGGGACCCGTGCCTGACAATCAAGTCAGCGGTGCAGGCGCTTGGCAACAGGTTGCACGGCCACCACACGGCTGCTGACTGGGCCTAGCTAGTTGCTCGTCTTCAGCGTCCAATGTCCGCCTCACCCCGGCTCTATGCGTGCTTCGCAATCAGCATGCGTATGGTCACCAGTTACGCCGGTGAGGCGGCTTCTTACAGCGTGAAGCGACGAAGCGCGCATTGGATGCGCTCGCCTGTTCTGGCCAATGCCAGGTCAAATTCGAGCCTTTGTCGTGGCGCCGTCTCTTGAGTGTCGCCGGGCAGGTACTCCAGCACTCATCGGGCAACTGAGAACCTGTGCGCGTTTCGTCGCGCTTCTACGCCGCCACTAGATGGCGGTGATGCGATTGGCTTAGGCCAGGCGGCCGATGCGCCGATAGAAGCGCCGCACAGCTTTCGCCATACCCAACTTCCCGGCGTTTTCGCGTTTGCGCTGGATGCGCTCGGCCTGCTTGTGGTTTGTAACCATTTAGCCTCCAGAAATAGAAAAGCCCGCTGACCTTTCGGGGCGGGCTTGGTGTGCTCCAGGGCTATCTGCCAAGTGAGCGAGACTGATTGTGTGTCACACGTTCTTTACAGGCGAGCGCCGGCTTTACTGCGGGCCGGGTACTCGACTGCCTCGGGTGACGTTGGCGCCGAAGCGCGCATTACGTGGATCGAGGGAACTGTGGAAGACTTGAGTTTACGCCTGTTTTTCGGGCGGCGCAATACTGTTGTGCTTGCTAGACCCTTGCGTCAACATAACGCCACATCTCATGGTCGACGAACGACAGCCGGCGCCCATCATCGCTAACTACCGTGAACACCGGAACCTCGTCATCGCCGGTGAAAAATTCGTCAGCCTCTAGCTCGCCGGCAACGGTCGAGCCATCTTTGAGAAGCAGTTCGACGCGCCTTCCTACATCCTTCCAGTCGGCCGGCCATCCCTCGCCCCAGTTTTTGAATGCGTCACTCACGATCTCCCTTTCTTGCGCTTGAGGTATGGGGAAATTACGTCCAATTATAAAAGGAAGCCTCGCTCCTGCATGAAAACGATAGGGTCTTTCGCGTGTTTTTTGAGGTTACACACCTTTCTCAGTAGCTGCATGTTGCTGTCGGTGTTTGCGCCGCCAAGCGCGAGCGGTACGCGATGGTCTAGGTGATAGTCTCCATCAAGTTTTTCCTTGCACCCACAAGCGCATCCCCCACGCTGTAAAACAAAGAGTCGAGCGGCGAGCCCAGTAGAGAGCTTGCCGCCAACAGCGAGCTTGCGCGCCCTTCTGTTTGCGCCGTGGCGGCGAGCGGCATCGGGGTTCTTCGCATACCAGGCCGCGAGACCCTCGCGTAGGCGCGCGCGGTTTGCTGCCCGGTATTCCTGAGTCCACTTACGCACAAGTGAAGGGTTTCTCTCGCGCCACGCACGCGTGCGGGCTATGGAGGAATCTCGATGCGCTGCGCGCGACCTGCGATTTATTTCGCGGAATTTTTCTGGGTTTTCAGCGCGCCGCTGCCGTGCCCTCCAGGCTAGGATCGCAAGCCCGAGCGAGCCGATTGCCTCCCGGTGTCGTTCGACCTGAGCTTGACGCTTTTCCGGATTCGCCGCCCTCCACCTCGCCAAATTAGCTTTGGCACGCTCCGCGTTTTTACGCTGCCATTCTCCTGATGCTGCACTTGTGCACACACGACATGCGCGCTTCCGGCTATTATCCGGCTTGGAAGTTTTGTTGAATTCCTCAAGTGCCTTTTCGATTCCACACTTAGTGCAAACGCGGGTTTCATCGATTTCCATCGCGCCACTCATTCTGGAGCCCCGTCTTAAGCTACTCGGCGCATTTTTGCGCCCGCTCGAGCCGAGTGCGACTGAAATCGCTCCTCTAGTTCACTCACCATGTCGGCAATCCTTTCGCGCTCCAGTGTCCCGCCCTGAATCGGCTCGCGGCCGGTTCCGGCGCAGCACGCGCACGCACGGCTGAAGGCGATCTTCGTGCCGTGGCATACCTCACATTCGCCGGCAAGCCAGTGAGCCAGCGAGACGCGCGCGATCTTCTCGTAGATGCCGTAAGCAGCCTTGATGTCCCACTCGTGCACGATCTTGAGCCACTTGCGGTCCAGGCCCTTCTGCGTAACAGCCTTGATCCAGACCTTCAGCAGCACAGCCAAGTTGTGGTTTCCTGCCTCGAATGTCTTATGGTGCACGCCGTCGCCGTACTTCGTGCGCGCGAGCAGCGAGCCGAACACGCTACCCGATCCGCCCGACAGGTCAGCCAGGGCGGCGGCGGCAAGAGCTTCTGTCCGGCGGTGCTGCTCATCGTCGCGCAGGTCCGAGGTATTGAGTGAGGCGAGGTACTGTTCGGCGAACATGGCTTGCTCCTTTAGGGTAGAGGAAGCTTACCACTCAGCAGTAAAAATCTTGCCTGCCCCGAACTTTTCCAAATTGCAATGCGTTGCGGATTTGCACGCTATTTGGCGAGCGCGCGGCACTCCTCGACCGCCGATTGATGCAGCCGGATCTCCGGGAGCCGAGCCCATACTTGAGGGAAGTGAGCCTTGGCGCCTGCGATCAGTTCATCCGCCGATATGGTGAGCGACGGAGCGAAGAACACGCTGTTGCTGCCGCCACGCTTGTCGACGGTGTAGTCCCAGAACGCCAAGGCCGTCAACCCCCAAGCGCCCAGGCGGGAGATGGTCGCAACATACCCATCCGCGCTTTCCCGTGGCGGCAGCAGGCCGTCGCAGTTCGACAGCTTCTCGTAGATTGTCCCGTACACGCTCCTCATGCCACGCCCGAACACATAGTGCCCGGACTGCTGAAAGCAGCCGAAATAGAACCAATCCGGCGGCGTCACTTTTTTTCCATGCATGCATTGCTCCTTATATGCCGCGCAGATCGGCGCGCGGCTTGCCGTCAACTTAGGCCGCCTCGCCCTCCAGCTCCAGCACAATCACGGAAGCGCATGGCGCCGCGCCGTACACCTTCCACAACTCGATGCACACGACCTGGGCGTCGTCCTTCCACACGATGCCGTTGCAGCCGTCCTTTAATCCCTTTAAAACGTTGTCGGCGTCGGGCTTCTTGGTTGCCCGGATGGCGCCCGCAATTGCCATGTCGCGACGCTTCTTCGACCAGCTGGCGGGAACCTGGAGGGCGAGATTGACGATCAGCTTCACTGGCCGCACCGTCGGCTCTCGACCTACCATTGCGGCGCCAGCTGCGCGCTGGACCAGGCTTTCGTAGGCGGCGGTCTTGGCTGGCGTGTAGGCGACGACGCCCTTCCCTCTGCGCGCGAACTTGGGTCTGCCTTTCGGGACTGGTTGGCCCAGTACGATGAACTCGATCACTGGCGCGCCTCCAGCTCCGCACTCACGGCCGCGACGATCAGGTGACGAGTGTTGGCCGCGGCACTCTCCCCTTCCTGCGGATCTCGCGCCAAGTCGCAACTCGGCGTACTTGTGCCAACAACAGCGCGGTGCGGCCACAGCTTCATCCGGCGTACGTACTGCACCATCAGCGGACCGCATGCATTCCAGTCGCTGACCCAGTCGGGCACCTTTGCCTGATCGCGCGACGCCGGATTGCCGCCCGGTGGCGTGCCAAGCAGCGCACCGCCGACGTCGAAGATGTCTGTCCAGCCCAGCAGCTCGGCTAGGCGGCGGTTTGCGTCCATTCCGGTCATCCCTTTTGCTCCTTTGGTTGTTTCGCTTCCTGCTTCTCGACCCACGCAACACGCTCCGCCTTATTTGCCGGCCTGGCGTATCGCTTGCATGCGGGTTTCTGCCAGGGCACGAATGGATTGATCAGCGGCGCCGGCGTGCCGTCGTATCCCATGCAGCGCCCTAGGCCGACTGCTGCATGCTTTGGGAAGTCCTTCATCTTGAAGTGCTGGCATAGGGCGCAGATTTCGTTGCCGATCGTCGTCATGCGAATGCCCTCTGGCTGGCCCACCCGAAGTTGCACGGGAACCCGTTCTCGCGCAGCCGGTCGTAGACCCGGTCTCCCACGAAGTCCTTCAGGACGTAGACCCGCTCCGCCGCACGGTCCGCCCTGCGCTCGGTTGGAGCTTCGAGCTTTTGATTTGTGATGGCTATCACAGGTCTATTGTTGGAATAGCGCCGGTTGATGACCTCGGTAAGCAGAAGCTGCGCGTTTTCCTTGCCGGAGATGGCGTCGATCTCGTCCAGGATGAGCAGGTCGTACTGCGCGAACCGGTCGATCTCCGAAGCCTCCGATTTGCCCTCCGCTCCATAGGACGACTGAATCTCACTGATCATGCCGCGCGCCGTGATGTAGCGGACGGAGCGACCCGTCTTCTTGATGAGCGCCGCGCCGAGCTCACACGCCAGCAGCGTCTTCCCGGTGCCAACTTCGCCCGCTAATAGGAGCGATGCCCAGCGCGGTTCGGCTAGGATGAAGTCGCGGAATTTCGCCGCTATCGCACGAATGGCCTTTTGCTCACGCGTACCGCCCTCGAACGTCTGGCCGCAGTAACGCGCTGGAATGTCGGCCACTTTGATCAGGTGGTCGATGCGCTCCTTTGCAGCTGCAGCGGCGAACTCCGGGCGCTTCTGCTGGTCCAGACAGTCCGGGCAATACCAGCCCAGGCCCACCCGGGCGAGAACCTTGCTTTGGCCGTGCGCATCGCAGGTGCCCTCGACGTAATGCAATGCGCCGAAACCTAGGGCTGAGCCGCCAGCCTTCTGAAATTCACTCATAGTGGCTCGTCCTCAGCAGGAATCTCGATCGCGTGCCGGCTCATGAAGGCCGCCTGCGTCGCCTCGTCGCCAGACCGGTCCGCCTCAGCGAAGTTGAACTTCTGGCCGGGCGCGGCAACCGGCCTCGACGCGCCGCCAGTCTGCCGCTCGTCGACCAGCCGATCCCACTGCTTGCGAAGCTTTTCCGGTGAGCGGATGTTCACGCGCCAGAAGGAGTGCCCCTGGGCCCAGCGGAACAGGCCGCAGATTTGCTTGTGCGTGCGCCCGTCGCGCTCTCGCATCAGGCGCACATGGTCCGCCCAAGCTGCGATATTCGGCGCCGCGACGTCAGGCTGACGCTGTTGGAGTTGGGCAAACAGCCATTGGGCGCACTTCTCGTCTTCCTTGGTGTGCGGCCGGGGATCGCGCGGGCCGCGCTTCTTTTCCTCTTTTGGCAAAACGACGGTAATCGACTCGGCCGCATCCAGCAGCTTGATCAGGGTTTCGGAGTCCACCAGGATCTCCAAATGCGTCTTGGTGAGCTCGCGCAGGGCGGAGAGGCTATGCATGGGCCACCTCCTTCTCGCGCTGCAGCAGCTGCCATTTCGCCCACTCGCCGGCCACCCAGGTGACGCCCTTGGGGGTGAAGCGCGCGGCGTTGTAGGCGTGCCCGTTCACGGTGGACGTACCGGCCCGGACGCAGAACCGGCCGGCGTCGATGTGCTGGGCGTGTGGCGTCAATTCACGGCCGAGGCGATAGAGAATCTTCTGCTCGATCAGGAATTCGCGGAACTGGTTCTCGTTTGCGTGCAGCAGTTTGGCGACTTGGCGGAATCCCTTGGTGCCGGTAGAGTCAGCGTAGCGCTCGACAAATTCAACAGCTGGCGCCGCGGCGGCGAGTTGCTCGGCCTGGGCGGCGATCACATCCTGCTGGTCGGCTGCCAGGCGCAGTGCTTCGGCGAACGTGCGCGGCAAGGATGGCATGTCCGAGGCTGGCGCCTGGAGCGAATACGAGCCGGTCTTCCGGATCGCGGGCAGCACTTCATGCCTGATCCATCTTTTGAAGGCTTTCGCCTCCAGCTTCCTGCTGCCGAAAACAAGGGCGTACAGGCCGGGCTCGTTGACTACTACCATTTGCTGGGCGCCGCTGGGGGTCTGTATTGGGCGCAGACCCTTTTCGTCGGCATCCAGTCGGCGAGTTTGCTCGGTGCCGATGTCCAAAACCTCGCAGGCGTCCTGCGCGACGAACCACGCGGTACCGTCGTCATCAATGGCCACGCGCACCTGGCGGCCCTCGAAGTGAAACGGCATCAGGCCGGCGGCTAGCGTGCTTTGTGTTGTCAGTATGCTTCCCATGCTCGTTCCTTTCCTTCAATCACAGGCCGAGCGCGGCGAAGATGCCATGCGGCGCCGCCTTCGCCTTCTTTTCCCAATGGCGGCTGCGGTGCCGGGCTTTGCGCTGATCGTGTTTCTCGGTTCCCTTGATGCGCTTTTCGAAGCGGTCAGCGATCTCTTTCTTCGTCAGCCGCGGCAGCGTGTCTGGCACGTCCTCGCCCGGGCCGGCGTGCCATACCGGCATTGATGGGCCGCGCACCGGGTGCGGCAGCCATCGGCCGACGTGCACGTGGCGCTTTTCCGGGTCGCTCGGGTGTAGGATGGGAATCAGCCTGCATACGGTTGCGCGATGGAGTCCCGCACGCTCCTGAATTTGCTTATGAGTCGCCGGCAGGACAGCCAGAAGCGCAGCGATCGCGCGGGCGCGCTTCTGGCTCACGTATTCGCCGCACTCGGTCATGCTGCCTCCTCAAACAGATCCCGCTGAGGTGCCGGCGGGCGTTCATGGCGAGCGCGGATGCGCTCGGTTGCGGCCGCGAAAATATCCGCATCCTTCTCCATGCCGACGAAGGTGCGCCCGGTGTTGAGGCAGGCGATTCCGGTTGTTCCGGAACCCATCGCGTTGTCGAGCACGACGGCACCCTCATTCGAATACGTGCGGATCAGCCATTCACACATGCCAACCGGCTTTTGCGTCGGGTGCGTGCGCTCGGGGTCATCGTTGTTCAGGACCGGCCAATCCAGCACGCTGTTCGGGTAGCGGTCGGTCGAGCCGCCGCCCGCCATCGCCTTGCCGTCGCCGTAGTTGCTGCCGTTGTGCGCGGTGTAGTAGGCGTTCATCGGCCGGTGCCCGCCGGTCATCTGCGGGTTGTACGTCACCAGCTCCTCATAGAAGACCAGGACGCTTTCGTGCGCGCGCAGCGGGAGCTTCTTCGCGTTCAGGTGGCCACTAGCCTTGTTCTTGCGCCACACCAGGTCATAGCGGAACCAGTCGGGGTTACTCATCACCAGTGCTGACGTGAAGGGCTGAGCAGCAAACAGGACAATTGCACCACTGGAGATCCGGCGATACTCGGCCCACAAGCGATCAAGCGGGATCACGCTGTCCCACTTGTTGCGCGTGGTGCCGTATGGGAGGTCGCACAGGATCAGGTCGATACTTTGATCAGGGATGCTCGGCAACAGGTCGAGGCAGTCGCCCAAATGAAGGTTGATCGTATCCGTCATTCCGCCTCCGTGCATTTCTCGTGATTGTCACGAATATCGTTTTCCAGCATGGCAATGCACTCGGCCAGCAACTCGCGCTGCGTGCCATAACGCGCTTCGAAGCGACCCTTGTCCGGATGAACGGCGATCAGCGTCTTGTTCTCGCCGGTGCCCGCTTGGTGGTGGCCGGCGCACAAAAACAGAACGAGGAAGTGCGCACCCGATTTGGTCCGGCCATCTATGTGATGGATCGATCCCCACGGGTTCTCGATGCCATCCTTGCGGCAAGCGATGCAGCCCAGGCTGGCGACTGCATCCATGAAGCGCGCTTCCTCCGCGGTCGGCGGGCGGCCTTTCATCCCGCGCGACTTCATTGGCCTTGGGATCTTCACCGGTTTCGGTTCCCGGTTTCGCGGGAACGCTGCTTTTGCCTGGATCGCTGCTACGCGCAGCAGGCCGGCGCCGGCGGCTGGGGTCTTGAACCCGCCGCCGCGCGCCATAGGGGTCGCGCGTGGCTTGAAGCCCCTCCCGGGCTTGAGGGGCTTGGCCTGCTTTAGGGTCGATTGGCGCATCATGCTAGGATTGCCTTTTCGAAAAAGGAGACCCCATGTCCGCCAAAGAGCGCGCCGTAACCCGCTACCGCGACCACAGCATCTTGATCAACCCCTCCGGCAAGCTGGAAGACGCCTTTAATGACGCCTTTGCGATTTACGAGCCCGGCGCCCATCCGATGAATACGCTTTGGATTCACGAGCACCCAGGTACTGTGGATAAGATCTACAGCACCGAAGATGAGGCGCGCGACGCCGCCCTGACGCTGGCCCGCGCCTGGATCGACGCCCATCTCGCCCGACCCACTGAATAGGATCGCGGGCGCTTTCATACCTCACCCCCAGCAACACCCTTGAGGCTGAAACCGTCCGGCCGCACCGACCAGGCCGGCACGTCCTGACGCATACCGCGCGAGTTCGGGATGTGCTTCGGGTTCAGCGTCGACACGCGCCAGTCCCCGCGATACCGCGCCGGCGTGATCTGACCGATGTATTCTTCCTTCGGCTCCTGGTCGGCGAAATGCTGCCGCGTCTTTTCGGTGATGTCGACCAGGCCATCGGCCGTCGCGCGGAGCCAGTCGATGTCGAAGGCGTGATCCAGCTTGTACGTGCGCTTATGCTGCGGCCCGAAGTCGATCGAGGCGAACAGCTCATGCATCTGGCGCGGGCCGCTGGAGTTGATGAGCTCAGCGGCCTTGTAGATCGCGCAGCCCTTGGGTGGGGTTGTTCTGTCGGTCATGCGACCCTCCGAATAGTGAATTTGGCGAACGGGCAGCCTTCGATGTGAGGCTCGCCCTGGGGCTGGTGGCAGCTGACGCACCGCGGGGCGGAGTGGTGGATGTAGATCATGATTTCTGCGCCAACCATGGGTAGACGCGGTACTCAGCACCAGGAGTCCTCGGCATGCCGTCCAGGTAGGCGCCTGCGGCTTCCCTGTTGGTCAGCGGGGCTTCGAGAATGCTCACCCAGCCGACCTTCGGGCCGTCAAAACGCTCGATCGTGTAGCCAATCTGATTAACGGCGGTGATCATGCGGCCTCCAGCATTGCCTCGATGACGTCGTGAGCGGCGGGCGGCGCGACCGCGTTCCCCAGCATGCCAACGGCGTCAACGTGCCTCTCCGGCAGGATGGTCTCCGGCGGGAAGCCCATGCCGGCTCTGCACTCCTGGGTGACGAGCATGCGCATACGGTCGCCGTCGACAACTGCCCAGCGGTCTTTCGTGGTGATCGTGCCGATCGGCCGACCCAGTGAGCGCCCCGTCAGGCCTGATCCGCCTCCGTAATACGGCATGACGAATCGATCTCCGAACGAGCGTCGGCCGGCCTGCACCCGGCGCAAGGTCGCGGCGGCCCGGCCTGGCTTTTCGATGGGCTGCCACTTGCCGGCGGTGAAGTCGATGAAGCTTGCGGCCGACATATATTCGCGGCGTGGCAGTGTCAGCATCAACGGGTGCTTGGCGCGGACGCAGGCGATAAACAAACGAACCCGGTGTTGCGGAACGCCGTGGTCGGCGGCGTCGACGATCATCGGCGTCAGTGCGTAGCCGAGCGCATCCATGGCCGCGCACCATGCCGGATACAGCCTCCAGCGCGTGAACTCAGGCACGTTTTCGACCAGAGCAAAGTCCGGGCGGTGATACTCCGCGGCCGAGACAACCGCCCATGCTGTTGACCGACTCGCATCATGCTGTGGGTTGCCATTGGCCTTGCCTCGTGCCTTGCTATGCCCTTGGCAGCATGGGGACGCCAGAAGAATGTCGTGCGCCGGTACGTCCTGCCAGTTCGCCTGATGGAGGTCTTGGCATGCATGCGCGGCGCCCGGGTGGTTTTGAGCATGGATCGCGACGGCCGCAGGCCAATGGTTCGCCGCCCATACGACGTCGACGCCAGCCATTTTCGCTCCGGTACTAAAGCCCCCGGCTCCGGAGAAGAGATCAATCGCCCTCATGCGCGAGCCTCCATCCTGGCCGGGCCGGCGCCGAACAGCGCTGCCACCCACGGATCGCGAACGATCGGGCCGCGGCTAACGCGGATCGCGTAGTGGGTATCGTCAGCCAGGATATGGAAGTGGCGAGCCGGATCCTGGGCTGCATGCCTGAAGGCTGACCGTGGCGCCGCGGCCTGGCGGACTGGAATCTGCGTCGCGAGGTCTGCGAGATAGGCCCGTGATTCCTCGGGACTCATCGCCAGGCGGCAGACCATGTTGCCCGCGTCGATCGTGAGCTCAACCTTGCCGCGGAGGTCCTTCAGGTACTTGCGGACGCCCGAGGGGCCGACCCTCAGGATGTCGCCTAGCTCGTCGCGCAGCAGCTGGCGGACCTGCAGGGTGGTGATTAGCTTGCGCAAGCGCTCGATGCGCGCCGCGGTCTGGCCTGGGGTTACGTGGCGGGCGCGGGTCATGCTGGGACCTCTGCGCTTTTCTCAGGGGCGGCGGCGGTCGTCGCCATGCTCGCCAGATCGTCGACAACATGGAGACTGTCGACCCAGGCGGGTGCTGCGGACAGGTTATAGTCGTCGCGCATCGGCATGAGAACGCCAACGAATTCCGGCGCCGCGGGCACGCGGAACACAACGCTGGCATTCGACGCATCCTTCACGCTGAAAAATTGCATCCCGCTGTAGCCCCTGGACTGCTTCTCGCCCATCTTGCCGGCGATGATGGCTGCCTTTTCTGCCAGAGCGATTAAAGGAGCGCCGAACATACCGATCAAGCCAGGCTGCAGCGTCTCCGACTTCGGAATCACGCGCTCATAGCGGGGGTACGGTAGGCCGACGATGTCTGGCCGGCCGGCTTGGATGTAGACCTCGGTGGCCCCATTCTCAACTACTGCCAGTCGCTCGCCTAGCATCACAACCTCGCGGTTATTTTTAAGCCCGGCAGCACAGGCCTGTTGCATGCGAAGGTCGAAGCGCAGCGTTACCTCGTGCTCGCAGACCGCATCTTTGTCATGGATGGCGCCCAGGGCGTGACCATTGGTCGCGCAGATCACGGCGCCGCCGTCCTTATGTGGGCGCACGTTGATTGCGTTGAGGTAGTAGCGGATGTCGTTCTTCGCGATGAACGGAGCGATGATCGGGAGCAGCTTGGCCGTCAGGCGCAGATTGGCGTGTTGGCTCATTGATCAACCCCGATCACTGCGCGTGCCGCAGCATCCAGATCGTCATCATTCAGAACGTGGTGGCGGACCTCGGTGACGAAGACGACGTCGCCGGCGCGCACCTTGTGCTTCTGCTGGAGGATCACCGCAGTGAGCGTGACATTGTCGATGACCGGCAACTTGACCGACCAGGCGCGGGCGATCACCGTGTCGGGCCGGGCTTCACGCCTGGCAGCGGCGATTCCAGCCAGTGTTTTGTTGTGATGCGCGAGTCGAGCGGCGAACGCGCCCGAAGACTGCTCTTCACCGGCGTGCGCCGCCAGCGTGGAATTTGCTGTTATCATTCGTGCCTCTCTTGTTGTTGTTTCACGAAGCCGGGCTGCAACCCGGCTTTTTCATTTCTGCTTCTGCTGCTCCACCAACTTCTGGTACGCCTCGTGGCTCATTACGTGGCCGGGCTCGATTGGTACTGGCGCCGGCTGTTTCTCTTCCTTTTGATCCATCTGCCTTCTCTTATTGACTGACCTCAGTCCTGCGGACCTGGGCCGGGTTATCGTGTTATTGGTGAGGAGCGGACTACGCTCCCAGCGCAGCGACATTGATTGCGCCGCGGTACTTCGCCCGCCGATCGCCCATCAGTGCGCGCAACTCCCGCGTCGACAAGCCGCTCACTTCGTGCATGCTCAGCAGGATCGATGGGCCTACCGGTAGGCGCCGGTGACGGATCCGGCTGATCACCGGCGGCAAAACCTCCAGCTCGCGCGCCAGGGCTGCATCGCTCTTCAGGCCAAGGCGCCCGATCAGCGCATCCAGCAGTGCGCCCGGGTTGAGTGCCTCTGCGAAAACGGCTGCTTCGGTTGTTGCGGTGCTCATCGTTCGCTCCCCTGTTCCGATTGTGTTGGTGGCGGAAACCCACCGCCTGGGCATTACTTACGTCGACCTGTCTCCAGCGATCGCACCCTCGCCGCGACCTTTCTCCAGCTTCTCAACCGCCTCCGCCAATTCGTTCCCGTCCTGGCGGTGACGAGACTGTGCTCGCTCCCTCTCAGCTCCCGTCGCCATGGCTTTCGCCTTCCGGCTTGAGAACCAGTTGCGCGCCTTCGCCACCACCTTGTCCCTATCTCTCTGTTCGTCCATTCCGCCCTCGCAATCATTCATTCGTCGACACCCCGAGAATCCGGAACCCTTTAAACCCTCATGAACGGCTTCGGGGCGCCACCGCGGCCCGGGCGCGATTGTGGCGAACGCAACGGAAGCCTTAGGCCCGTTTTGGGCATATGCTCTCGGCCCTTGCGCCGGGTACGATGTGCACTATCGAACTGGCGGATAGACGAAGACAGCTGCTGCAGGCCCAGGCCGATTGCCGTGCTCATCGACAGGCCAACAGGCTCGAAGGCCGCCTTCATGGCGAGATACACGTCGGGTGATAAGTAGCCCTTGACAGGAATGTTTTTGGCGTTCGGGTTGTTCATGATTCTTCTCCTAGTGATGCGGGTTACAGGATGGGTAGGACTGGTACTGGCTCGGTTTAGGTGACGCAGCACAAGACAGGCAATCTCAGGCTGTGTACGCTTGGCATTTTTTAGCCGACGCCAGTGAGATCAGGTTTCTGGTTGGCGATGCAACGAGGTGCCGACGGCGAGCAAGACTGGGACCGGATGTATGCCCAGTCGGCATCCGGCAACAGATCCTCGCAGCGCACCTCCCCAGCGGACTCGCGCTCGAGCAGGATGCAGAGCTCGGCTTTGAATTTTTGGTGGCGGCTGACAGCCTTGCGGAGATAGCCCTCAGTGGTCTCACAAGCAGAGGCGTAGGCTGCGCGCTCCTCCCTTGATAGGGCATTGAGGTACTTAAGCAATTTATCCATGACCATAATTTACCCGCAGGTAAAGTCGAAGTCAATACCTACAGGTCATTTACCTTCAAGTAAATTGCTGATTGAATGCGGCATGGACAAATTTGAAGTACGAAGACTTAACTTGCGAGCGGTGCTCAGGACGCACTGCGGCGGCAAAGCGGCGACCCTGGCAGACAAAATTGAGCGGTCGGCGTCTTATGTTTCTCGCATGCTTTACCCGGAGGGGAAGGCTGGGAAGAAGAGGATCGGCGAGGACATGAGAGACATCATCGAGGACGCGCTCATACTGGCTCGCGGCAGCCTTGATGACCAGGCATCTGCAGCCGCAGAGAATGGCGGGCTAGTCGGCGGTGCTAGCGGCGGAGCGGCTCTCCGCTTGTCATTGGTTGAGCCAAGCAAATCTCAGTCGGACGACGAGCTACTTAAGGACGATACGGCGCAGGAAACAACTATGGAGCGCCTGAATTGGAAAGAGAAGAGGCTTTTGGAGCTTTACCGGCGAGCGACGAAGGACGGCAGGACGATGATCTATGACGCGGCAATTGTCGCACCAAAGCAAGGGCACCCAAACCCTCTTGATCAGCCGGAGTAGTCACGCCCCTACGGCCTCTGCGGGCATCGTGCGCTTGTACTGGGCCGAAAGATCGACCAGCATCTCCTGGGCGCAAGCTCTCACTGTACGGAAATTCAAGATAAGGCGCCGCTCGTCGGCGGTTAACTGAAGCTCATCGTTATCGGAGATAATGACCGGCGACGCTTTTCGAATGGTCTCATCCTGCATTTTTCTCGCCTCCCTGCAAAGTCTCTAGATCCACTTGTTGCACACGCGTTTCCAGGCGAGCAACAAATGCATGGCTTTTTTCTGCACAGCACATCGCATAATGTAACTGGTTCCAATGTTACCTAAGCGCAATATGCTCTATTTATTGTAACGATAGGTAAGCAATGCGCATTTTTTCCTGTAAAAGTGCCATAGGTTGTGTGGCACTTGCAACACTTCTGTTCAGAAACAGGTAAAAATCGCGCGGATGAAAGAAAAGCCGCCGAAAAATCCCGCCATCAAAACCGCCATGCGCATCCCCGCAGACCTGCACGCGGACCTTAAGGACGCCGCCCTACGCGCAGACCACTCTATGAACGACGAGATCGTCAGTCGCCTCACTGCAGCTGCCGGTGGCGCCTCACTCTCGGCCGTGCTCGAGCAGAACCGGCAGATGATGACTGAGATCAAGAAGACCCAGGAGATGGTCCAGGCGATCATCGCAGCCATGGGCCCGCGCCGATAGCCATCCTGTGCGCCCCAACTACTGTATATGCGTACAGTATGAGACAGAGTTTAGCGTACTTTACTGACAAAGTGCCATGCCTGAATAAAATTTTTTGAAGGCATCTCTAGCGTGGGAATTGGTGAGATTTCTGGACTATTGGCGGGATATACTACCCGGCGCTACAGCGCGCCTGGATGCCACTTATGGAGACTTCAATGAAGACACTGCGCCTCACTGCTTCTCTGCTCGCGATTATCCTGCTGACCGGCTGTGTAACGTATGCTCCTGCCCCTCCACCATGGGCGCCGCTAACTGACCCGACCAAGGTTTCACTGGCTACGCGGGTCACGCATGACGAATACAAGAAGACGACAAATTTTATTGGCGCCAACGCTTCGGAACACAACCAGCTGCATTTGCGTGGGTGGCGCGATGATAGAACGAAGGTCGCCAGCTTCCAGCTTTACGCAACCTCGTTCTACTCGGATCACTGGCGCTTTTATAACGAGGCCTATGACTCCGATGGCAACAAGTTGGACTTCATATCCATCGACAAGAAAGTCGACTCCTGCAGCGGCGGCCGCGGCTGTTATTTCGAAGAAACAGTGGGCCTGAACGTATCGCGTAAATATCTCGACGAACACCAGGATACCGGCATCCACTACAAGGTCAGCGGCAAGGCAGGCGAATTCACCGGCTTTTTGCCGGCCGCCTACGTAAAGGGCTTTCTCGCTAGTGTAGATTCTGCCAGCTGATAGCATTTATCCAAATTGCGCAGGACTAGACAATGTTAGCCGCCGCGAAAATCGGCAGTTATGTTTCCTTTTCCGTGATTGCAGTCTTCGCACAGCACCTGTAGGTTTTCGATGTCGAGAGCGAGATGAGGGAATTTCCTGCGCGACTTAACATGGTCCACATGCATTACTGCGCCAGTCTCAGGAGAGGCTCCGCAGCATTGGCAGCGCCGACCGTACTTCTGCAGTGCTTGGAACCTCAACTGGCGCCATTCGTATGATTGAAGGAATTCGGGGCTGTTGACGTAGTAATACTTTTCATCGAACGCAACAGGGACAGTGCCAGGCATTACAGCTGGCTCATGCTTTGAAAACAGGGCAACCGGTCCTTTGGGCTTGCGAGGTGCCCTCGGCTTCGCATTAACCGACACTCGCGGCGCCCGCGGCACTTGCCACCGTCTTGCCAGCTTCTCCTCGGCAGCCAATTTCGCAAGTTTTCTAGCCATCCTCTTTTGCGACATATTGTCGCCGCGTCGACCGAGGGCGGCGAGCATCTTACCCTCGTCTACTTCACGGTCTTTGTTCTTCACCATCCAGCCCCGACCTAGCCTTTCCTCGATACCGGCTGCTGCCATCTCCAACTTCGAAAGGCCATTGAGGCCCGACATGTGCTTTTCAATGAATTCGCCAAGCGTCACCTTCTTCTCCATCGCCGATCGGCGAAAAATTTTGGCCGATTTCGGCCTTTTTTTGGTTTGCACCCTATATGAGTACTATTGAAGTTCTATTCTTGGCTGTTTTTGAGAAGGTATTTCTAAGCTAGCACTTAATTACATGCCTCTAGGCTTACCGGTTCCGAAGCAGCACCTCCCAGCAGCCAAGTAAAAACTTGGACACCGTGAGGGCGACATGCCATCTGAGTTGACTCGGACGCTTCGCTTATAGGACAGACGTTGGACCGTTGCCGGCACCCATCGATTGAGGCTCTGTCCACTATCACCCACCTCTGCGGCCACTCGACACCTTCTTGCCGCCCATCCACTACGCCCGTTTCGCTGGTTCACCCTTGGGTACTGCGTAGCGATCTTCATCGCTCACTCTTGCCGGTGGCTGCCGACGAGTGAAGCGGTCAGCCAAACTCAGCTGACACGCAAATTCTACACATTTTTTTACCCGCAGGTATATTTTTCTCTTGCGTTTGTTTTTACCTAGAGGTAAAGTAGCTCTAACGCCCAAGCAAACTCGCCAGGAGACAACCATGACCCCAGCAGAACTCGCAACTACCGCCAGCAAACAGTCGCCAGCCTTCGATTCCTCGGCACCGCTCGTGCCGGCCACGCTGGGTTAAGCCATGGAACTCGAACTTCAAGGCCAGCGCTTCATGGTCAGCCCCTGCGGGTTCAAGTCCGACTGGCTTGACGTCGCCAGCATCGCGGAAGAGGTGCCGGACTGGACGGATTGCACCGATATGTCGGATGCCGAGACCGATCAACTGATGGTGCGCCGGATGCAGTCCGCTCAGCGTGAGGCGCGCGACGAGACTCGTCTGGCTATCGCGGAGTTCAACCGGGCCTACGACGACAACCGATTCTGATTTCGCCCAAGCGGCGCGCCTGGGAGCACAACGCGCGCCTTGCCCTGATCTCGGGTGAGGAAATAGAGGGAGGGGGATCTCAAATGCCCTGGCAGCCTGGAACAGACAGGCACTCCCGATAAACGCATTCCGCGAGTGCGCTTATCGGGACTGGATGACGGTTGAGGGTACTCAAGACGGTCCCCGTAAATGTCTAGCTGAACCCCAGGTTGGTGACCGAAAAACCTGACAGACCGGAAAGACGGGCAACGCGGGGAAGCATGGAGCAGCACAGTTCCGCGTAAAGGCAAAGCCATGCAGCAGTGCGATACGGCGGTACCCAGCCCGCGCCGGAGACGTAACCGGCACTGAACAACAACCGCCGGCGGCGCCGGCCAGAACGAGGAGCAGGGGATGGACAGCAGCACGAACGAGCCGATCGAAATCATCGATGTAATTGCAAAGCCCTATATGACCGGCAGCAAGACGATCTGCTACTACGTCGTGGTCGACCGCGCGCCGAAGCATGTCTACCAGCGCGACGGCAACCACCTGACCGCGCACGACAGCGGCTTCTACGACTTCATGCAGATCGAGCCCGGCTCGCGCAATGCGTTCGCAGGCCGGAAGTTTTCCATCAACCTCACCGATGGTTCGCAGTTTGAATGCAACGGGCAGGTGTGGTCGGTTGGCCCGATTGGTGGCATCGATGCGGTGCAGGTCGGCGTCGCCACGCTCCAGCAGCTGGAGAGCTGCTATGTGTTCTTCGGCGGCTACGTGGCGCGCGAGAAGCTGTTGGCATGGCTCGCGTCGAACAAGCCGTCCCGTGACTACTACAAGTACGACCCGCGCGAGACGCTGACGTGGCAGGACAAACTGTATCGCGACCATCCCGATTTCGACACCTCAGTGTCGCCAAAACGCGCCCGCAAGCTGCGCAAACGTGGGGTCACGATTCGCCGTCATCCAATGACCGGCCGCCCAGGCTGGTCGAAGAGTTACGAGCGCAAGAAGGCTGTAATCCTCACACGTCAGGAGGTCGCATGACCGCCGCCCACATCGCCCGCCGCCTGGTGCGCAAGATCGCTGAGGCGAAATAAATCGAACGAACTACAACTGGAGATGAGAAATGAATGACGTAATCGAGATGTCCCGCCGCGAGGTCGCGGGCCTGACTGCGGGCGAAGCGCACCGCTACTCGGCGGTTGAGATTCGCGAGCGAGTAAATCTCGTGCAGGAGGTGATGCGCGGGATCATGAAGGAAGGGACGCACTACGGAAAAATTCCCGGCACCCCGAAGCCGACCCTTTACAAACCAGGCGCCGAAGTGCTGTGCGTAGCGTTTCGTATCGCACCGTCGTACCGTGTTGAAGACCTGAGCGACGCCCTCACTGCCCGCTTTCGTGTGACGTGCATCGGTACGCACCAAGTGTCGGGAATCGTGCTGGGCGAAGGTGTCGGTGAATGCTCGTCAGCCGAGGAGAAGTACAAGTGGCGCAAGGCCGTTTGCACTGAGGAGTTCGACGCCACGCCGGAGTCACTACGCAGACTCAAGTTCTCGCTTTGGAATAACAAGGTCGAGAAAAAAGTTCAGGTGCGCACCGAGGCGGCAGACCAGTCCAACACTGTGCTCAAGATGGCCTGTAAGCGCGCCAAGATCGCGATGACGCTCGATGTCACCGCAGCTTCCGATATGTTCACTCAGGATATTGAGGACCTGCCGGAGGAACTGCGCACGCATGAAACTGCGGAAGCCGGGCAGCCGGCGATGACCGCCCTCGCCTCCGAATGGGTCGCGAAAGCCAATGCCGCGGCGACGGCCGACGATCTTGCAGCCGTCTGGAAGGCCGGCGTAAAAGCGATCAACGAAGCCAAAGACGTAACCGCATCGAACGCATTCAAGGCGGCGGTTACCTCCCGCGGCGAAGCCATCAAAGCAGCGACACCGGCAGCAACGCCAGCGGCCAAACCCGCGCCTATCCCCGACGCCCTCGCCGGCCTGCTAGCGGACATGGAGGCTGCAGCCGACGAAGGCATGTTGGCATTCGAGGCGTCATGGGGAAGCCTGTCGAAAGCTACGCAAGCCAGCCTGGCGGGGCAATACGATGCGCTGGTGGCGCGCGCGGCAGCAAAGGATGCGCCGTGATCTTCGTCGAATGCTTACAAGGTAGCCCCGAGTGGCACCAGGCCCGCGCCGGCGTGATCACGGCATCCTGCTTTGGTGAGGCGATCTCGCGCATGTCGCGCACGTCAGGAAAGCGCAAGGCAGGCGATCCGACGGCGGCGTCTGACAAGTACGCCGCAGACCTGGCGATCGAGCGCATTAGTGGCAAGCCTTACGGCGCTCCGCCAAAGGCCTGGGTGCTAGACCGCGGACACGAAATGGAGGCGTTGGCGCGCATGCACTACGAGGCGCGCACCGAGTCGCTCGTTACCGAGGCTGGCCTCGTCCTCACCGAGAATCGCCTCTTCGGCTACTCGACCGATGGTGTTGTCGGAGACGACGGCCTCATCGAAATCAAGGCGCCCATCGACAGCCTCAAGATCATCGAGGTCATGGATGGCGACCTGTCCGAATACCAGCATCAAATGCAGGGTGGCATGTGGATTACCGGTCGCAAATGGTGCGATTTCATCATGTACGTGCCTGATTTACGCAACGCCGGCAAGGATCTGTACGTCAAGCGCGTGATGCGCGATGACGCCTTTATCGACGCGATGGTTCTTGAGTTGGCCGCATTCGCTAGCCGCGTCTCCGACCGTGAAATTCTCTTCAAACTTAAGGAGGCAGCATGACCACGACTACCACCGCCGAACTGGCGGCACTCTCCGGCACCGACCTTACCACCCTGCCGCCGGCAGCGCGCGCCGCGGTCGCACTCAAGAGCGAGCAGACCCGCAAGGACTTGGCTTTGCTGGTCGAGCAGTCGGCCGGCATCACTGCTGTCCTGAATGCCGATGGCCGCGAGCAGGCGCACCGTGTCGCGATGACCCTCAAGGGTGCCCGCGTCACGATCGAGAAGACCGGCAAGGAAGTGCGCGACGACGCGACCAAGTTCTCTAAGGCGGTCATCGCCGAGGAAAAGGATTTGATTGCCATCATTGAGCCAGAGGAGGTTCGCATCCTGGCGCTGCGTGATGCTTGGGATGCACGGATCGCCGCTGAGAAGGCTGCGAAGATCGCTGCTGAGCGGGCGCGCGTCGAGGTGATTCAGGGTCGTATCGAGGCCATTCGCCGCGCACCATTGGCGGTCGCCGGAGAGTCGTCTACCGCAATCCTTGTCACCCTCGAGTTGGTGCGAGACGCGATCATTGACGACTCGTTCGAGGAACTCAAGGATCAGGCAATGGCAGCGCGATCCGAGGCATTCAATGCACTGGAAGCGGCGCACGCCAGGGCTGTCGAGGCCGAAGTTGCCGCCCGCGCAGCCGAAGATGCTCGCAAGGCCGAAGCCGCCCGCATCGAGGCTGAGCGCGCCGAACTGGCCCGGCTGCGCGCCGAAGCGGCCGAGCGCGAGCGCCTGGCGAAGGCTGATGCCGATCGCGTTGCAGCCGAGCAGGCCGAGGTGGCTCGACAGCTGGCTGAGCAGCAAGCCGAGCTACAGCGTCAGCGTGAAGCCGAATCTGCACGGGCGCGCGCCGAGCAAGAGGAACGCGACCGCGCCGCAGCCGATGCGCAGCGCCGACTCGCCGAGCAGGCTGCGGAGCTGGCTGAGCAGCGCGCCGCTTTCGCTCGCCAACAGCTTGAAGCGGCAGAGCGCGCGCAGGCAGCCGCGCAGGTAGAACGCGATCATGCCGAAGGGCTGCCGATGAACGCGCAGTTCGACGCCGACCGAGAGGCTGAGCGCGTGCGCCTGCAGGAACTGGCCGACCAAGCCGCCGCCGATGCTCGTGAACGTGCTGACGATGAGCGCGCTACCGGGCTGCCGGCTGGCGCGCTGGGCGCGGATGCGCTAGCGGATGTCGACGAAGGCCCCGACGACAACGAGATCATTATGCTGGTATGCGAGGTCTACGGCATGACGTTTGCCGCGGCAGTCGACCGTCTGGCAGCAATCGACTTCGACGCCGTGCGGAAGGCTCAGCCTTGACTCGCCCGAAGTTCGAACAGCGCCGGATCCTGCTCCGCAGCCCCGATCAGGTCGAGCGCGCCATTGCCCTGCTCCGCAATGTGCCACTCGACAGCCTCAAGCCCCTTGAGCTGCTGGTCCGCGAAGAGGCCAGGGCTCGAAAGCTCGATCAGCAGGGCTTAATGTGGGCGGGACCGCTGGCTGACTTGGCGGCGCAGGCATGGTGCGACGGTCGCCAGTTCAGTGCGGAAGTCTGGCACGAGTTCTGTAAAAAAGAATTCCTTGCGGAGGAGTTCGATCCAGAGCTTTGCCTTGAGGGTTATCGTAAATGGGACGTTGACCCGGCCGGCAACCGCGTGCTGGTCGGCTCAACCACCCAACTGACGGTCAAGGGGATGGCGCAGTACTTGGAGCAGATCTTCGCCCTCGGCGGCTCGCTGGGAGTCGAATTCCAAGAGCCGCAGCGCAGCTGATACCGACGCAACTAGCCTGCATATTGCGCCGAATACCTTCGGAATACAGTCAATCAAACGCGACAGGCAAGCCAATTCCCGGCAATTTTTTACCTGAGGGTATATTTTGCTTGCGCTTGCTTTTACCCCGAGGTAAAGTAGCTACATCGACGCAGCGAACTCAACCAGGGGCCAGCAATGACGCAGACGACTCACCCTAGTAAGGAACTAGTCCGCGAACTCATGGCGAAGCGCTGGGAATCGAGAGAGCCGCCACCGAGCCCGGAGCGAATCAAGGAGCAACTCGGATGGCGGTTGATTGAGGCAGAGCGCGCCGCGGTGCAGCTGCTGGAAGCACGAAGCGCGCTGCAACCCTTTCGCTCGATGTTGAGCCGCCGGCACGGCGCCAGTGCACAAAAACAGAAACCCTAGAGAGCCGAAAAATGAATCTAGTCCACCTCATCACCGCATGGCTGGACCGCAAGTCCGCCGCCCGCGCGCGCCGCCGCGAACGCCGTCGCTTGCACCTGGAGCTGATCGAAATGGGCCGCAACCGTGCGCAAGACCGCGATAGCCAGAAGCAGCAAGTTGCGCGCGTCACGGAAATCATGAACCGCCTGTTCGAACTTTCGCTGCATGCCGACCGGGAGTCGGCGGAATCGCGCCTCAGCGGATCCGAATTGCCGTGGCCAGGCCTGCCGACTGAAGGCCTGCGCATTGTGCGGGGAGGCCAGCAATGAGCCGCCGCCAGATCTCGGCCCGCGTCATCGTCTTCGTGATCACGTCCGGCGCTGGCGCCATTCTGACTGCCGTGATCCTGGCCAGCCGCGCGGGGTCGGCATGATCCGTAGCGCAGCGCGGGCCGCCGTCATCGTAATCACGCTGCTTTTCCTGATGGCCGAATCGGAAATTCTGGACCACGCACCGCCGACGGAAGTGTCGCAGGCGAACCAATAACTACAACAAAAGGACCCAAGATGTTTTTCAAGAACCTGCAGGTCTACCGCCTGCCCACACCATATTCGCTGACCGCCGACCAGCTCGCGGCTGCCCTGCTCCCACAGATGTTCGCCCCAGCGTCGAGCAATGAACTGCTCCGCCAGGGCTGGGGCCGGCCCCGCGGCGAAGACGGCGCGCTCGTGCATGTCGTGAACGGCCAATTCCTGCTGCAGCTGGTCACCGAGAAGAAGATCCTGCCGTCGAAGGTAGTCAATCAGGTTGCGAAAGAGCGCGCCGCGGAGCTCGAGGAACAGCAGGGTTTCGCGCCCGGGAAGAAAGCGATGAAGGAACTGCGCGAGCGTGTCGCCGACGAACTCATGCCGCGCGCCCTCTCCGTCCGGTCACACCTGAGTGCCTGGATCGACCCGGTCAACGGCTGGCTTGCCGTCGACACCGCGAGCCCGACCAAAGCCGATGACGTGATCAAACTGCTGCTGAAGGCCGTCGATCGCATGCCGCTCGAGTCGCTGCGCGTCTTCAGTCCGCCAGCCAGCATGATGAGCGTGTGGCTGCTGACAGATGAGGCGCCGGCTGGCTTCACGATCGACCAGAACGCCACGCTGCGCGCCACCGGCGAAAGCAAGGCCGAAGTGGGGTACAAGCGGCACAGCCTGGATCCTAATGAGATGCGCCGGCACATCGCGGCCGGCAAGCAATGCACCCGCCTCGCGATGACCTGGAACAGCCGGATCTCGTTCGTCCTGACCGAGGCCCTGGCGATCCGCTCGATCAAGCCGCTCGACGTCATCCGGGAAAACGAGATCGCCGCGGCGAACGACATCGAGCGCGCTGACAACGACTTCAGCCTGATGACTGGCGAATACGCGCGGATGCTCGCTGACCTGGTCGAAGCGCTCGGCGGCGAGGCCAAGGCATGAGCGACGTTCCGGAGCGCCCGCCGAGGGAGCCGATCCTCGAAAGGCTTCGCCGGCTGGGCCTGAGGAATGACCCCAGCAGCAACAGGCCCGTGAGCTCGAGGCGACACCGCCTGAGGATGGACGAGATCACCTTCAGCAAGCCCAACACCAACGACACCAACAAGACTAAATAACGATACCGGAGAGCCAGCCATGACGAACGACAGCGCAAACACCCCAAGCCGCCGCATCGACGACCACCTGCCGAGCCAACCGCTGCAGTGGGAAGACCAGCCCGAGGCCGTGCGCCAGGAACGCGCCAAGACCGCCAGGCGCCTGGCTAACGAGCTGGCTGACGCGGGCGCCGCGTTCTTGGCTCACATGGGCACTGGTGGCGGCATCGCAGCAATCCCGAACACTGGGCCGGCGCAGTACGTCGTTGCCGGGACGATGGCTGCGATCCGCGAGGTGCTGGGTGAGCAGACGAGCACCCCGGTGCCGCGCGGGGGCGGCATTACGAGCATCGAAGGACTGACGCGCTACGTGCTTTGCAACGACGGAGAAATGCGCCCGGTATCGAGCGCAGCGCGGCGCATCGGCGGAGAGTTTTACTACGTCAGTGACGTTGAGCGCTTTATCTCTGCCGGCTCGCCAGTCTCCGCAGTAGAGCAGCCAACCGGCGATCTGCCGCCGAAGCCGCACACGACTTACAACGGCTACAGCGACGGCAGCGAGCCGCTGTGGACCGCCGAGCATATGGACGACTACGCCCGCGCTGCGATCGCCGCCCACCTTGCCCAGCAACCGAAAGCAGAGCAGCCAGCCGCCAGCATCAACACCGAAGATTTTCGCAAGCTGCTGTTCGTGTACACCGAGGCGCTGTTCGGCGGGTCTGAAAAGGCGCAGGGCGAGAGCTTCGCCGCGCTCGTCGATCACATTCACGAATGGCGCGCCGCCCACCTTGCAAGCCAGTCACAGGCAGCACAGCCGACCGCCGAGCAAATCATGGAGCTGGCGCACTCGTGGGCTCAGGCGGCATACAAGAAGGCGCTGAACCTGCCATTCGAAGACATCGACGCGATTCGCAAGAAGTTGCGTGAAGCTGCCACCCACCTCGCGGGCCAGTCACAGGCAACCGCCACGGATGCCCAAGTCGAGCGGTTTTGGGCTGCCTACAACGAAGCAACGCAGTTCGGCAGCATGATCGACGCCACCAAGAAAGCGCTCGCGGCGACTGGAGTCAGCCAGCAGGCAACCAAGGTGCAAGCCAAGCCGATCATAGGTGCATACACTTGGTATCACCGGGGAATGGTGAACTTCGATGAGGCCGACGCACTCAAGGCGCTAGACGACGGCAAGGGCACGTCGATCGCGCTCTATCTCGCC